ATGGGTTCTGATCGCCGAATAATGTATGGCCTTGGTTTGTTCCTGCTCCTGGCAGTGGGCCCAGCAAGCGCACAAGACTTGCCCAATCTCTCGCTGCTCAAGCGGTATGGTGTTACCGAAGATCAACTGCCAGCCGCCCCTGCCGAGCTGGCACTGAACATCGAGCCGACGAAAAGCCGGTTTGAAATCAAGCCCGAGCGGCCATTGATCCGGGTCGAGAAAAACGGCGACCTTGTGTCTGAAACCACCGGCAACATCAGCATTGATAACGCGGCGGCCCAAGGCCAGGTGCAGTGTGCCCGTGCACTCACAGAGTTGCAGCGGCGAGGGTCGCAGTACTCACTGCCGTGTGGGGACGGGGTCAAGGTCAGTACAACGTTGTGGTCCCAGGAATAACCACGCTTGATACACGCCACCAGGTCGGCCCTTAAAACAGGTTAGAATGCGCGCCAAGTCGGTCGCTTGGGCCCATCAAACGCCCACCCGACACTGACAACCGCACACCGCCCTAGAAACTCCTGCCTTACAGGTCATACCGTGGAAATTTTCAAAGATTCCACGGTAGACTCCCGCCTAAAACCCCTCAGTATCACTAACACCCTCCATCCCCCCAAAGCATGAAACATGCGTGTACCACTCCGTACCGCGCAATACCTTCCCATTGGCATTTTCTTAGTACATCATCCAGTACATCGGGAATATTTTTCAGAGGATGTACTAGTGGCTCTCACGGATACCGCAGCCAGGCAGGCAAAGCCAAAGGACAAGGCGTACACCCTCCCCGACACACTCGGGCTATCCCTATACGTGGCCGCCAGCGGAATAAAGAGCTGGCACTTTCGGTTCACATGGCTTGGCAAGCAGGCGAGGATTTCTTTTGGGACATACCCGGACACGGGCCTAAAGGACGCGCGCTCACGAAGAGATGAGGCGCGGGAAGATATTGCACGCGGAATTGATCCGCGTGAATCGAGGAAGGAAAAGAAGGCGGGATTGATTGAGGCCGGCAGTCGAACGTTCCGCAGGATCTACGATGAATGGTTGGCCTTCAGAAAGGGAAGTATCTCCCCAGGCACCTATCGAATTATCAGCAACCTGATGGAGTTGGATGTGCTTCCGGTCTTCGGTATCCGACAGATCGACTCTATCAAGCGATCAGATGTGATCAGCCTGATACGAAAGATTGAAAAGCGCGGCTCAGTCGTTACCGCGGTGAAGGCCCGGCAGCGCATGGGCCAGGTTTTCAGCTACGCCATTGCAACGGGGATCATAGAGTCGAACCCAACCGCTGAAATGCATGCTGTAACCGAAAAGGGCGCGCAGAGCAGCCACCACCCATTCCTGCCGATGAGCGAGCTACCTAAGACCATTGCGGCCATTCAACAGAACATTACGAGCTATCAGCTCCGATCTGCGGTAATGCTCATGATCTACACCGCGTCTCGCCCGGGCGAGGTCAGGCAGATTGAGTGGTCTGAAATCGACCTTGATGCTGCGACCTGGATAACCCCGGCGCAAAAAATGAAGGCTCGCCGCGAACATGCGGTACCGCTATCGACCCAGGCCGTTGAACTCCTGAGGGGAATGCTTCCAATATCTGGCAATCTTCGATACGTCTTCACCAACAGAAGCGACTCTACAGCCCCGATCGGCATCAACTATGCAAGCAACGTAATGGGGACGTGCGGGCTTACGGGGAAGCAGTCCCCGCACGGCTTCCGCCACCTATTCTCCACCGAGATGAACGGGCGCGGATACAACAGGGACTGGATTGAGAGGCAGCTTGCTCACGCCGATAGCAGCTTCATAAGGGACGTATACAACCACGCGGCCTATATTGAGCAGCGACGTGAAATGATGCAGGAGTGGGCTGATCTGGTGAGCGCAGAACTACTTCAACCACCCAACCCATCATAGGCCCGCTCGCACGTCACTCCGCGGCCTCGGCTTTGATCAGCATCTGCCGCCAAGTCTCCCGCTCTTTGATCAGCGCGCTTGAGCACGTCGGCAAACACCATGACGGCGCGGGTAGCTGCCTGGCTTGCGGCGGCAGTGCAGGAATGGCCGCCGGCTTGACTGGCTGCGACTCGACCGGCGGTTTCGTCGGCTGCGTCCCGCAAGCTGCGATCATCGCGAGAAGCGGCACCATCAGCATATGCTTGGTCAATGACTTTCTGGCCATCCTGAATCACCTTGTTGATTGTATTTTGCCGGGCTTGCTCTTTGGCGCGCTCGGTGGATTCGTTGAGGGCCTTCGCATCTGCGTCCAGGGCGTCCCGGGCGCTCCACTTGGCCTGCCACTCGGCATCCTTGACCGACTGGCCGTGGCTGTACGCCAGGAGCAGGCCGCCCAGGACCATAGCTACAGCTGCTATATAAGGAAGGATCCGCAGCCAGAGAGCGTTCATGCCAGCACCTTCAGCGCAGCGTTATAGAAGGCAACGCGCTCAGCCAGGCCGTTGACGCCGCCGTTGATTCGCCGGGTGATCATCTCGAACGACCCGGAGTCGGCCAGCTTGTTCAGGTCGCGGGAATTCCAGAACCAAGCCGCAGACTTGGCCGCCCACTCTGCCTGCTCCAGTAGCTCAGGGGTGCGCAGTAGGCGGTCATCGCCGAACAGGGCCTTGCTGCACGCCAGGTAGTTGTCGCGGCCCGTAACCTGAATCAAGCCGCGCCCGCGGTACTTCTGCCCGTCACCATCAGCCTCTGGCGTATTCCCAAGGCGCTTGGCCAAGGTGCCAGTATCGTACTTGCTCAGGTACTGGTCGCCGCCCAACTCGCGCACGTATCGGAACTGTCCCGACTCATGCCCGACCTGGGCAATGAAAGCCGCCATTCGCAGCTTTGTGCTGATCTGGTACCGCTCCATGGCCAGGCTCAGCGCAGATGCAAAAACGCCAGCTTGGCGGCCGGCGTTAGGGAGGATGCGCAGCAACTGCTGCTCGGTGATCGGCATGCTTTTCTCCAGTCAAAAAGAAACCCGCTCAATGGCGGGTCTCAATTAATCGCGCACGTTAAGTGCAGCTAATCTGATGTGTATTCAAGGATGAGAGCTATCCTCTACGGAGCACGGCACCCTCACTTAACTATTTCAATTTCCTGTGGAAACCCGACGACATTACCGTCAAGCGCTGGTCCATCAAGGTAGATATTAAGATACGGCGACGATCCGACCACGCTCACGATGGTTCTAAGCTCACCATTTGAAAATTTAACCACCGAGCCTACCTTATATTTTTTTATGTTTGAACTTTTGTCCTCTACAACAAAACCGTTCCCACTCCTTGACACACCATTCAGCCAGTTCGCATCGGTTAAGCTTAAAGCTGACTTAGAAGGAACCGCCCTCAACTCTGCTTGGCTGGCATAAATACCGCCGATGACAATTGCAGGAAAAAGAAAGTAAGCTAATACAAGCGCGCGAGAAAACATCAAATATCTGCCATCTCCCTCATTTACGCGCGCAGACAGAAAATCTCGTGAGTGCCTGTAGCTATCGACCCGCTTATCAACAAGGTGATAAACAACAAGACCAAGACAGCAAGAAATAATTGCTACCAGCGTCCCGAGGTTCACAAAGGAAAAGTACTGAGGGTGTGATACTGAATACTCTTTGAGGAACAGCAATATCGGGAAGTGCAGAATGTATGCCGGATATGACAATTCACCAACAAGCCGATCAACACGATTGCTTTTCGTGTACTTGAACACTACTGGAATTGAAATTGCAAAAAACAAAAGATGCCAAAACGGCATTACTGTTGTGGTGAATGCAAGCGCAAGCACTGTAGCGATGCTAAGAAAATAGCTTGGCTCCGAAGCTCTTTTGCTCAAGTGGTACGCCAAAGCGCCACCACCAAAGAATATGAAGGATGACGGGTAGAAATAGTAATTGAACACGGGCGAATTCGCCGCCCCTACTGGTGCGAGCCACTCCCCCAAGAGCGATAGTGCGCTTGTCGGGAACGAAACTCCATTCAGCAGCAAGAGATAGATACAGCCGACAGCAAAAAACAGATACGTCTTTTTGGCTGACTTCAAAACAAACGGCGCGATCAGATAAAACCCTAGCTCGACTGCAAGAGACCATGCAGGCGGGTTAATTGTCATCGCCACAGGGTGAGCGCACACACCGGTAGACGTTCCCACACAGAAAACGTAAGCCAGATCCTGGCCGACTATAAAAATATTTTGAAGTATGAAATATATCTTGGAGCCTATCGACAGCGTATCAAAATGAATCGATATTGCCGAATATGAAACGACAAGGGCCAGTATAAGCCCCACGTAGTAGGTTGGGAAAAGTCGAAAAATCCTGCTCTTGTAGAAAGTAACGGAACTAAGATCTTTGTATTTTTCATTAAGGACCATCGCCATATAGAACCCTGAAATAACGAAGAAAGCGTTTACAGCATACCAGCCGCTAACGCCCCAGAATCCAAACACCGGAGTATTTGAGTGCCCTGCAATTACAGACAACGCCAAGAACAGTCTCAAAAACCCCATTACCTACCCCAAAATAAAAACTAATCGACTAATCATTCTGTTGCGCCGCTTCTGTTTATTGGCGGTGCATTGCTTGCACGCCACTCACATTTCCTTGTTCAAATACAAAACTCCGTATCGCGCTAAAGAACGTTTGTTGATCGACTTCTATAGTGAAGCTCTAATCAGGTACCGCCAAAACAATCAATGAAAATAGCTTTGGCGGGGCGATTTTTGCCGAAGGTTACCATCCATCCATAGGCGAGTCGATGATATCACCATGGTGATTGCACCAGAAACAAGACGCCGGCATAAGCCGGCGCATCGCGTCTCAAGGCCTATTTGGACCTATCCACCGTGAACGTGAAGTCACTGTCTTGATATGGCGTGCTCGAAGGACCCCGGAACGCAAACTGGAACTCATTGGCGCTGTTCCTGGTGATATAGGCAAGACGAACATCTGCGACCAGGCCGATGGGAATAACCGAGGGCACATAGCCCTCCTTCGTGCTTCCGTAGCCGCCAGGCGTCGACATTTTATATTCCCCAGGATTGATTCTGGTGAGGAATGTGTTGAAGGGGGCGTTTAGGATGGTGCCGCCGCCCGTAGCCGATCCACTGATCCTCGCGCTGCTCGCAGAGTTAAAGGCGGAGCCAATTGAAACGACTTCACTTGTCGTGCAGGTATCCCAGCCGATCACATGACAGTCCGCGCCTTCATCAATGAATGGTCGTGATTGAGATGGGGCGTAATCCCCGCCACTCAAAAAACCACAGCCCTCCAGTATGAGTGTGAGTTTTCCGCCCCCACTTGATCTGAGTCGGATGTTACAAGTGGTGAAGTTGCTATTGGACAAGCGATGGAAATTACATTTTTTGAGGACAACAACTACGGGTTTGGAGCCAACGTTATCTAGGTCAAGGTCAGCGACTCCTGCATTACTCTCAAAGTAAACGTTGTCCATCTCAAGGCAGGCAAGGCCATTGTCACCGAGGAGGTTGGCCTTGAAGCCGAACGAATTTAGGGCGCCAGGCGTACCATTACCCTCAATGCTGCCATCGCGCCAAGAATTACCGGCCCCCATCAAGTCGAAGTAAATCGCCGTGGTTGAGCAACCTGTCGCGACGACCTTGCTGAAATTCATTGCATTAGGAAGTGTTTCTCCTGCAAAACGACTAACAACCATCCCGATGTTGTTTTCGCGCAGATAAATGTTCGTGTACTCGTTGCTCAGGCATCCCTGAATCAGAATCCCTGTATCCATGTGCTGCACGGACAGATCGGAAATGTGGTCATACCCAATCGTTCTATGGTGTACGCCAACCCCGGTACGGTTGGCCGGCACCATAGAACGATCCTTGCCAACGATCGTCATCCGCCCAAACCGGCTATACCCCCATCCGCCCTGGCTTCTGGTAAGGATGCCGCCCTTAAGCAAGAAGCCTACTGGCAGGCCTGCGGCAACCTCAAATATCGTGTTGCCAAGTGAGTTTCCGAGGAATGTCAGGCGCTTAGATGGCTCACCAGTGTGCGGAAAGTCCACCGCTGAATGGTCATACGAGACGGTAGAGCCCAGCAGGTACACGCCATCGGCGGCGCTCTTGGTCCCGCCGTCGTCGAATGCCTTTTGGGCTTGAGGGCTGGAAGAAGTGGCCGATCCATTTCTGGCGCCAAACTGCCGGATATCGACCACATCGGTAGTCGCCAACTTCCAGCGGGCTCCATCGGCGGCCACGATCACTGTGCCGCCGTTGTCGGCCGTAGTGGTATCAGTCAGGTCTGCGTAATAGACACCGCCGCCTCCATCGCCCTTGGCGTAATAGCCAATCACAGTAGCTCGCTGGATGTTTGAGGAGTCCAGCGCCTTAAGAGCAGCAATGCTGTCGACTGCGCGCGCACTATTGATCGCAGATTCATGGGCAGCCAGGGCAGATGCTTCTGCTGCGTCTGCGCTGTCCTGGGCCGCGTTAACAGCATCTTCTGCCGCCTGAGACGAGAGAGCGCGCTTACCGGTGTCCACCGCGACACCACCGACCTTTCTCCATACGACGTAGACCTCATCGTCTTCATCGGACTGCACAAGAAACATGCCGCCCTCAGATGTAGCAGCCAGGCCTGCCGCGACAGACGTATAGATCGAGGTGGATACGCTGGCCTTATCTTCAATCTCCTTGATAATCAGCTTCAGGTTTTTGATATCACCCGATTCGGTTGGGATTCCGCCTGCATCAATTGCGTCATTATTGAATCGGTAGGTGATGTTGCTGCCGATCTCCGCGCGAACTGTGGCGATCTCAAGACGCTGAGCCTGGTCAGTCATGTCATTTCCTTGGGGCGTGTTTAATGAGCGCAGCCGGGGTCGGCCAACGAAAGTCGGGGTTTGTTAGGGAGTTGGGTTAAAGCCAGTTGCCGGAGAAGAAGTCGCCGTTGTTGCTGATGAGCATGTCTGCGACCGCGTCGAACAGGGTGTCTACTTGGTCGTCGTGGTCGTGAGTGTCGTCCGCGGTGAAGGCGGATGCCTCTGTGAGAAACGGCGTTACCCAGTCCGTATAGGCAATAATCTCGCCGCGATGATCCTTGACGTGTTCGATCTTGCGGCCCTGATCGTCATAGATTGCCGGAACGAATACCCGGCCCGACTTGAGCCACGGAACCGCATCCATACAGCGCGTCACCTTGTTCGCAGCAGGGCCGCGAGGCTGAGGCTCGATTGGAATGGACCCCTTCTTGCTGATGGTTTGGATCAGGCCGGTGCCAGACGACTTGTCTTCGACGCGCATATACCGAAGTGCGGCCGGACGGAATTGGTCCCAGTCCTTCCACTTTTGCCACACGCGCAACGCTTCAGCCTCAAGATCGCCGGCGTCCCATTTACCGCGATGAACATCGATCAGGTATAGGTTTCCGTCGACGCCCAGTCCGCAGTGGTTGAAAACCGAGAAGTCGTGCTGCTCACCGGTTTTCTGTGCGGTATCGACGTACACCCCACGCCAAACCAGAAACGGTAACTGCTCGTAGGTCTTGAACCAGTCGGCATCGATCATGCCGCCAGTCAGCGCCACGGGCTCTTGCTGGTATTGGCTGACCATGGTGTATGGGTCGCGATCCCACAGCGCCATGAGGTCAGTAACGGACTCCTTGGCAGGCCAGTAGGACCAGTACTCAACGCCGCCACGGACGATGGACGGACCTCCGAAAACGTCACGCTCGGCGTGTTCACGGATCTCCGCAGGCAAGCTCGCGATGTAATCCCGCGTTACCAGTGCCGGAACCTTGATGTGCGCGAAGTCCAGACCCATGCCTCCCTTGAGCAGGAATCCAGACACATCGTCCGTGTGCAGGCGTTGCTGGGTGCAGATGACAGGGGTATCTGGTGAGGCCCTTCGACTGCGCAGGGTATTGGTGACAATGCGCTGGGCCTTGGCGCGCATAGTCGCGCTGAACGCACTGTCGGCCTTCTCTGGGTCGTCCAAGTTGACGAACCCTGTAAAGCCCTGGGATATGTAACCGCCACGAACACCGGTGATCTGGCCCCCAGTGGAGCGGCTGAATATCTGGTGTTTGTTGCGGCCGTCCTGGTCGGTGATGATCCAGTTGGCCACATCGGCCTTGCCGAGGTCGCAGGGCCACAAATCCTGATATTCAGAGCTGGTTATGATCGACTTGATGCGGTTTGAGTTCTCTTCGACCAGTGACTTCGAGTAGGAAACACTGAGGTTTCGCGTACGCTCGAACTTGGTCATCACGTAGGCCGGCAGGTGGATAGACCAGTATTCAGTCTTGGTGCCGCCAGGGGGCATGTTGAAAACGACGTTCTTGAGTTGACCAGACAAGACCTGGCGGGCCGTGTGGTCCATGTAGCGGTGGTGCCAGTTACAGAGAAACTTCATTCCTTGGTTGAGTTGAAACCAGACGCGCATGAAGGCAAGCGGCGAGTGTTCGCTTACTAACTTTGCTGCTTGCTTTTCTTCGCTGCTCATTGAATCCCAATCGAGCAGGTCACTCATAGGCGGTCAATAATTGAGTTCATGACCTTTTCAGACACCGTGACCGTGGAAGTGGTCTTGATGTCGCCGCCATTCTTTCCGGTGATTTCAACGATCTTCTTGTCCAGGCCCAACAGCTTTGCCTTGCCCATGGTGGCCGATACCGCCGCAGAGGTTTGCGGTGTTTCAGCGTCGAGCGCTGCCTTGCGCGCCTCTTCCAGCTCAGCAAGGAGCGTGTCCACGGTTATTTCGTGACGCTCCATGACCTTCTTCCTTAATTCTTCGAGCCTGGCTTGAACCTGGGGCTTCTGCAGGGTGTTGTAGCCTTCCCGGCCGATGGTGGCGGTTGCCATATTTTCGGTGTTGTAGGCGATTCGATAGGACTCAGCGGCGTTGGCCGTCTCGACATAGGCAAGACAGAACTTTTCCATCTTGTCGCTGAAGTGGCGCTTGCGCTTACGTTCCATGCTTCACCTACATACTGGTTATCTTCCACTTGTAGCCGGCCCATTGAGGGCGATTGCTACCGGTAAAAGGTGGTGGTTTCATTTCTACGCAGCCGGCCGGCAGAAGCCAGTGGCCCGGGTTTTGAGGGTCTGGGTCTGCCACTGTTTCGCCGACATAGAATTGGTCGGAGTCGGTCTGGTAGACGATCTTTTGTGAATCTCTTGGTTGAGTAGCCATCAGTATCTAATCCAGCAGTTCACGGTTTTGTTTCTTGGGCGCGTTTCAGATCCACCAGTGGTTCCGGTCAAGCCAATGTCATCTATGGAGAAAAGGCTTGCATTGCCCATCCCCCTGTCGATGTCATTCACTCTCAATGGCACGTTGCCATGTGAGTGAGCCTGAACCTCGAAACTCTGGAATGATCCAAAAACCCTGGATGGGTCAACTCCTTTTCCATCGTCAAAGACGCGAAGAAACTCCCCGCGAAAATCAGGAAGTCGAAACTGTAGGGAGCTCTCACCGCCGGTGTTCCAGGTTGTCCCGATTTGATCAAAAAGACGCGGGTAAGAAGCACGAAGTACTACGGCTCCGTTGCACTTCAGCCACCCAGCTGACGGTGGATTGTTGTGAGCCACCGTTTTTAGGTCGCCTGGGTCCGCCCCTGAAAAGAACGATGAGCCGACAAACCTCCAGAACCCGGAAGTGCTTACAGGGTCATTCCCGGTATTCCCCGAGGCAATGCTTTCGTAATAGTTGCCATCTGATGCATAAGTTGGTGCACCAGCGGAATAAACCGCCTGAGGGTGGAACGGCATGACGCCCATCCGCTCCAAGCCCTGCAAAGCAGAGTCAACGCGGTTGTGCCAATAGTTTTCGTGCCCTGCAGGTGGGGCATCCTTGTCTTGTCCGCCCTCCCAGCCAGTGCTGATGCGTACTGACCCAGGGTCTTTGAAGGTGTTCAGGTTGTCTTCTGACTCAACACCTTGCGCCCAGCGCGTATTGAAAGGCTGTCTTGGCATTAGGCTAAATCTCCGGGAAGAGTAAAGTTTCCGTACTCGTAGATGCGCCCTGACGCATGCTCAATTTCGGTGATGTTTACTGGAAGAACGAACACCTGGCCGATTCTTGTGCCCTGCGGCCTCGGGACCAGATCGAAATTTTGGATGAGGTAGAGCGTGGTGTTATCAAGCTGGGTTGCTACGCCAATATCGAACGACTTATCGCCGTTATCTACCAGGGCAGTTACCTTTGTATCGATGATGATTTCCAGCAGCTGGATAATGCTGTCAGCGGTTCCGTCGCTTATGTTTCTGGCAATCTTTGCCTTTATCAGCTTTCGGTAGAGATCGTTATTCAGCGGGGCATCAAAGGCTTCCCCATCGCCGATATAGGGGGCGATGTTGTAATTGGTATAACTGTCATTGCCGGCATACCCGAAAACATCAAACTCGGCCCCCCGCAGAATCGGACGGTCAACCCCAACAATTCTCCCTATCACGTCAAGCATTTCGCCCGAGACCGTATCCACGTCATAGCTGCCGTAGATCACATCCAATGGTGCTTCGAGGTGTTGATTTGCGATCTCTGGAGTGATTGTCAGCCACCGAACCATTCGGCTCTTATCGCGATACTCGTTGATGATCCTCGACTCGGCCTTTTCAACATGATTCATTCTCATGGGATCACCGTAACCGCGATATTGTCGGCATCAAAAGTGGCGATCTGCGCGATTGTCGGCTGAATCGGCGTAAGACCCTGGGCGCCGGCGCTTAGGCCAATAGTCAATGAGGTGACGTAGCTATCGCCGTACTTTCCGAGAATCTTGTTCACTGGCGTGTACAGGCGCCCAGGAACTACCTTCTCCCCTATGTCGTAACCGCCCTTGTTGAAGCCGGTGGTGGTTTCGCCGTTGAAAAGGCTTCGCGTTGAGTCTGCGACAATTGCGGCCTTTATCTGGTCTTCTATATCGCTTGGCAGGTCGCCTTCCTTCTGAACGGACAACGCCACGAAGATCGGCAACCCTGTAACTCGCTGAAAGGTCATTACAGCTTTATTGCCGGTCACTGGAGATACAACGTCTACCTTGACTCCATTCGCTCCAGGGGCATCAATCCAGGTGTCGGTCTTGGCACTGTAGCGCGGGAGCATTGGCGTGCCCGGATTGTGCTTCTGGTACATTGCCAGACCGATGTCGGCGTCTGAGCCGCCGTTAACAATCACGGCAATCCCGGTATAGGGAACTCCGTCAATGTCGAAAGGAGAGTCGCTGCTGTTCTCCAGGACCTTTACGTCAGTGACGCCAGTGACGCTAGCGATGTTGGCCTCCATGTTGTCCCGCATGTTGCTGCCGGCCCTGGAAACTGCGTTGGTTCGACGGATTCGAAAGTCTTCATCGCTCTCTGCGTTCTCTCCAGGCGCCGCCTCTCCGTTGGTGACGGATGACCATCCACCAATAGGCGTTCCAATGATGGTCAGCTCGCCAGGCGAGGCCAAAATCCGGCCAGGGGTAGAGCAGGTAGCAAAACCGGTTCCTGTCTGACTAATGCCAATGACGATAGATGCCGTGGTAAGCCATAGCGTGTTATCGATACGGCTCCTGATCTGAGAGCCAGCAGGGATTGCCGACCCTGATTGACCTGAAAGAGTGACGGGCGCAATCGAGTACGTTGCATCCCGAATGGGAACCCCTGATATCTTGCCGATATCACGCAACGCCTCTCCTGTTGCGCTGTCAGGATCTTTGCTGCGATAGGCGGCGACTACGGCCTCATCCAGGTTGGCCAGCATCTCGGCTTCGATCCCGATGCGCTGCCCGTCCGGACTATCCGCATCGATATTCCATTCTGGATCGATCGCAAGCGTCTTTTCCTTAAGATCGCCCAGGTACTCATTCAGCGAGCGTCCGGTGATTCCTTGATCTGTTATTTGAGCCATTAGACGATCGCCTGAACAAAATTGATTTCTGCGTTATCGCCTGAAGTGCTGACGATTGACGCGGTGACGTTGAGCTCGCGCGTGGCAATGTCCGTGGTGAGGCTGAAGGCCGTCATTCCCGCACAACCAGGTGTTAATAGGATGCGACGACGAATCACTGACTCGCGAGACGCCAGAACGGACCCCTTGCCCAGCACGCTGCCGAACCAGTCAGTGCCGTCAGTGGTATCAAGAAACCATTCACCCAGGAAGAACTTGAGTCGGGTAACCACGTTCTGCGCGACTTCCTCGGCGGTGTAGCCTGTAAGGAATTCCTGCGGGCCCAGCGCAAGGTCGCCGGCGGCGTCCAGTTTTCGTACCGTCATGGGTTCACTACTCCAGAGTTCCCGCTTCCTGACTGAACACCGTTATGGGTGTGCGTTCTGCCGATGTTCACACCCTGGTTATGGATCGTGGTCGCAGTGGTGACGGCCTGTTCAAAGTTGGCTGGACACTTCACGTTGAGCGAAACGCCGCCAATCTCCAGAGCCTTGTTGTCGTGGATCCAGAAATAAGCTGATCCATCGTTGCTGCGCAGGCGTATGCCATCATTTGAGAAGTCACTGATCGCTCCGGGGATTGATCGAACTCCCGGGATGAAGTAGGCATCGTTGATCGAGAAGCGCCGAGGCTCTGACTTGACCGCTACACCACCCTGGTCGACCCATGAGTCGATGCACTCTTGCGAGAAGAACAGAACGCCCTCAGTGCCGTTGTCCACCCGGCATTCCAGCGTACCGCCGGAAGCACCCCAGAACTGAACGGGGACGTGGATGATTGGCCGGCGGGGCTGTTGCGTTCCCAGACGGTCTTCCAGCATCAGGCCGATTTGAACCTCTGCCATCTGAGTTTCAGGATCGAAACTCAGGACATGACCAGGAACGCTGGTGCGCATGTTGTCTTTCAGGTACTCGCCGAATATCCCGCGCAGCATCTTGGAGTAATCAGCTTGCGTTCTTGAAGAGAGCGGATCACTCATCGGGTTGCCCTTTCTGAAATTCCGGCCTGGGCCGCCGCGCTGAGGCGTAGACAGCTGATCTGACTTTCCCACTGGTCGCCGTGGGAGTCGCCCGCGAACACCAATGAGTTGACCTTGTAGTAGCCCTCGCCGATCGTGCGCGGCACGTCGTAGAAGAATGCCCCGGAGAACTCGAAGCGCGGCGCCATTGATTCAAGCTTGATAGTGTCACCAAGCTTGAGCTTGGGGTTGAGGAGGTAGCGAATGCCTACCTCGGTGTCGCTCACCACTGGTGATCCGATCATGCCGCTGCCTGACGTGATTACCAATCCACTGAAAGGCATTGCGAACCCGTTCCTGATTATCTTTATCGCGTCGTTTTCAACCATCCACCTGAAGCCGTAGGTGGCTGAAAGCTCGTTTAGGCAGGCGGTCGGACTCCCCTGAAGGACAGAACCGCGTGATCGCCTTGGCAGGTCAGAGAAGTCGCCATAGAAGCGGATCTCAGCCCCGAAGGGCGCTGCGCATTCCTCGATGATCTGGACCGGGGCCGTCTCTGGCGATAGCGTCAGATTGATCAGCACTTGATCTTTGCGCTGGGCCAGCGACTGACAGAAGAAACGCACGCCCTGAGTGGCTCCACCATCCTCAAGCACCCGCTGCACGTTGACGATCTGGCCGGCGAAGACAGAGCCGAATGCCTTGTCATAGCCAGCTTCAAGTGAGATGAACTCATAGCGCTTCTCGGAGCCGTCACCCAGCATCTGGTTCGTGCTGCCGCGAGTCACGTTGTAGATCGTGATTTCAGCGATGCTGAAGGCGTTGCCTGCGAAGTGGGTTACCTGAAAAGTTATCCGCAGGCCATCAATGATCAGCGCCAACTCACCCTTTTTTGTCCCAGGGGTGCCGCTAGGAACCAGCTCGAAGATTTTGGTACCCGTACCGCGCCCGACCTTCAGGCGGTATCGACGCAAATAATATTCATCACTCATCGGACCATACCAGTGTGTTGGTTAGGCCCAGATTGTCCGGGCTCGGCTGATCCCCCTCTATCGTCAGGGAGCCATAGCTAACTTGTGGCGGAGGGTAGAGGTTGGCGAGCAGGTCGACGCCAGGCAACAAGAATCTGCCAGAGGTCAGCGGCACTCCCAGGGCGTTCAGAATGTTCACGCGGAACACCTCAAGCCTGGCCATCCATTGCAGCTCGATGACCAGTGCGGTCTTGCCAAATCTTGCGCTGAAGGTCTGAGCTGGAAGTGGTTGAACTGCTACGGAATAGCGGGTCATGCAATCACCTCTAGGGCGGCTTCACCCGTCCTGACCATAGGGGCTGCTTGCGCGGCCACGTCTGGCAAAAGCTGGTCAGCCGATTGAACGCCTTGACCGACAGTGCTGCTACCTGTACGCAGCTGCTGAAGCTCGGCAATGAAGATCAGGCCGTCTTCATCCTCGGGCCTGGTGCGCTGGCTCAGGCGAATCAGCACCATGTCCTTCATGATCTCAAGGCCCGTATCCAGCTCAAGGCGCGACCTTGAATCGCGGATGGCGCACAAGGCCGCCCAGGCAGTGCGAGCCTTTGTTTCTTCTGATCCGGAAAGAAGGTAGGCAGAGACCGCGCTAATCGCCGCGCCACCAATGCCGCCCACTGCCGTTGCGAGCGCACCCGCGCCCATCATCCCGATATCATTCAGGCCAAGCCCCAGCGGTGAGTTGGATACCGCTCCGACAAGAAGGTAATGATCCGGAAGAAGAATGGCATGGTCATTAGCAGGGGCGCCAAACTCGACCGGATATTGCGTCAGGTAGACCGCCTTATCCGTAGACCCTTCTAGCTTGGCGTCAAACTCCAATGTTCCAATTTTCGGAAGTGTCTTTGCAAAGATGCTCATCAGGCTCATTTTTCGGGGCTCTTGAAGTCTTGCATGGTCTGCTCGGTCATCTGCGACATGGACTCATTGAGGATCTGGCGAACCTTTCCGATGTCTGCGCCATTGATGTGGTACACGCGGTTGTCGGTGTAGCCCGCCGCGCTTGCTCCGCGCCTAGATGCCTCGCCTGCAGCATCTGCAGGCCGCTCGTACTCGCGAGAAACGATCGAGGCGGCATCGTATGCGCTGGTCGCGGCGCGCAGCTTGGTGCCTGCCGACTTCTCGTTGCCACGGGTGAGTTCGTGATTGATGAACTCAAGCTGCTCGGCGCCAGTAGAATTGCGAATGTCCTTGCCGTACTGCTTGGCGAACTCAGCCTGTCGGTCTGGGTGCCACTGAGCCAGGCCGTAAGCTTGACCGCCATCACCAGAGGCATTTGCCTTGAAGGCGCTTTCTGCCTCGATGTTGGCGGCAATCCCCTCGGCCTGGTCCTGGGTCCACCCTTTCGCCATGAAGTAATCCACGACCGCGCCAACCGCCTCTCCACCGCCCTTCTTCAGGCGGTTGTTGAGTAGTTCCGTGTCTTCGCCACTGTTCAGACTGCTGGAGTAAATAAGAGCGGCCGCGCCGCCGGCTGCCACGCCGAGCATAGATGCTCCCGCGCCGGCTGCTGCAGCGCCACCCGCAGCACCTGCACCTGCTGCTCCAAGGCCAACCATAGCACGTAGGGCGGCCAGGCCTTTCAGGGCGCCGGCGCCACCCATGAGGATCAGCGCAGCAGAAACCAGCTCGATATTGTCGGCCAGGCCACCGAAGAACTCTTTCAGGCCAGAATCGATCAAATCCTTGTTGTCGCGGTAGAAGGCCACGAAGTCCTCGGCCATTTCCGCCAAAGCCGGGGTAAGCTCGCCGGCGATGGTGTTGCCCATGTCGGTGAATACCTGGTCAAGCTCGCTGGTGGCGTGTGTGAGCCTGGCTGCGTCCTCGATCTGCTTCTGCGTCATAAGGGCGAGCTTGCCGCGCGAGTCCAGCTGCTTCTCCACCTCATCCCGGCCGCGCATCAGCAGGCGAACGGTAGAGTCGTCCAGCCCCAGGGCCTGGCCTGCCAGTCGCTGGTTGAGCGAGCTCATGTGCTCGAACTCGCCTGCAATACCCGCCAGGGCGTCCGCTGTGTTCTGTGCGCCGATGATCACGTCAGGGTTAAGCCCGAGCTTGGCCACGTCGCCAAACCATCCTGTATCACCGGTGATCGGCGATGCCATCAGGTCTTGAATCTTCTTCATTGCAGAAAAGGCATCAGAGGCGCTGCCGCCCTGGGCCTTCAATGCCTGGCCGAGAGATTGCACGTTTTGGGTGCTCAACCCGGTCAGCTTGTTGAAGTTGTTCAGCTCGGTACCGGCCTGCTTGAAGTCGCCCACCACCTTGTCGATTGCCAGCTTACCGGCGAACACTGCGCCAAGCTGAAGGGCTGACTTGGTCAGTCCACCAAACGCCGCGTCAGCCTTCTGGAATGACTTTTCGTCAACCTTCATGCCAAGGGCGATCAAGAAGCTCTCTAATACTTTCAAGTGCAAGCTCCCTGAAAAGCAAAAACCCCGCATTTGCGAGGCTATTTCGGTCGATTGGCTTCGGCCAGATGGCGTGCGTAGATCATTTCATCCATGACCAGGTTGGCCCGCTTAACCCATCCAAGCGAATGGGTGCCATCTGTGAGCTGGCTATAGGTGCACAGCGGCGGGCAAAGCCCAGGTATACCAACGCACGGGCGCCACAGCTCCCAATCGACAGCCGGGTTTAGGCGCTCTCCTGACTCGAATCCGGCGCCTCGGCTGAAGCGGTAGATTTCTGGAAGGGGGTCAGGAGCCCGGAAAAATCCTCGAAGGCATTCCCGAGGGCCAGAACCACGATGGTGAAGTAAGTCTTCAAGCGGCCGGAGAAATCTTCCATGGTTAGCGGAGTAGAGCTGCCTTCCTTGAAAAGCTTGCCCAGCATCGAGTCGCAGACGAAGTTGAAGTCGTCCTCGGGCATGCGTGAAAGCATGGAGCCGACGATTCCGCCTGCCACGATGAAGGATGACGCGCTACCGATCTCGGCCAGCGCCAAGCCTTTTATCATTGGCTCAACACCGTATTTTCCGAGGCGGAACAGCACGGCCCGCTGCTTCTCGGCACTGGGCATGCCAAAACGGTAGGTTACCCCGTCATGCTCAATGGTCCGGATATAGGATTCAGCCTGACTCATACAATCACGCCCTTGTTGAATTCCATGACGAAGGTGGCGTCATTCATACCTGGGCCGCCGCGGGCCATCGACTTGCCGCGGGTAATCACGCCCTCGGAGAAAACCGCTCCCTCCAAGCCTGCAATTGAGGCATAGGAGCCTGACATCTCGGTTCGAGCCAAGATAAGCGCCTGCATGGCCAGGGCCTGAGGACTACCTGGCATAAGGTTGGCGGTCACGCGAAGTCCAGGGTTTTTACGATGGAACCGCACAGCGTTGCCGCCCAGGCCTCGACTCAAGTTCGCCTGATCGTCGATCACCTCAACTGTGAATGGCGGATCAGTGCGGCCCCAGTCATCCAGCACGCCGACGCCAGTGATGACCATGATTGTGTTTTCTACGGAAAGATCAGCTACAGACATGGGTCAGAGCTCCTTATTCAACGTTGGCGGTCAGGTCGACAGCATGGATGGCGCCAGCGCGGAAGATGCGCATGCGGATTGGTGCGGATTCACGATTGGCGCGCTCAGAATCAGGAATCCGAAGAATTTCTTCCGCCTTGGTGAGCATCTCGTAGCCACGGCTGATTTTTTCTTCACCGGTTTCGTCATCGGTGAAGATCCGTTCGCCCAGATAGCCGTTGTCGATGAATACCTCACCGACCTGAGAGCCTGCGTTGATAAGCACTTGCTGGCCTGGCGGGGTCTGCCGGAGCTTCGTCGGAACCTTGGTGAGGGCGTTGTACAGCGCCACGCGCTCAAAGTTTACGAATGCATCCAGGTTGAACACATCGTCGATGTACTCGCCGAAGGTGGAAGTGGTCTTGGAGTTGATGATTCGCCCCATGTCCTTCTCGCCACCGGTCTCGACAACCGTGTAGAAGATCGCGCCCTTCGACTTCATGGTGCTGTAGGCGGTAGGCGTCAGGCTTTCGGCGTCGATGCCCGGGAGCTTTTTGAATTCACCGGTGATGGTCGAGTTGGCCGCATTGAAATTTACGCGGCTGAACACGGCCGCCAGCTCGAAGCCGGCGTATGGCTCGGTTGCGTGGCTCACAATGAACATGCGGCGAGAGCCCTGGACAAATGCCTTGCTAACAATGTCGGTAGTTACAGACGGGTCGCGAACCGTTGCCTGGTTGGTGGTAAAAGCAAAGAACTTGCTCGCGGCATCGCCAGCAGCAGCCAGGGCCAAAACATCAGCATCCACGGCACGAATAGAGGTTTCGAACTCGTACCAGTAGAACCAGATGCCCTTGCTGATCGCGTCATTCAGCGACTCGACAGGGGTGTCTTCCTCGATGCGCAGGTAGATTCGCAGTGTCTTCGGCTTGGGAATAGCAGAGAACCAAGCAAGCGCGGCAGCGTATGGGTCGGAGGCAATGTTGAAATCCTCCGCCACCTGAGCCGCTGTGCCGTAGTCCCGGTAGGTGCCGCCAAGGAACGCTGCATCACTCGATGAATCGAAGTCAGCAAACACCATGCCCGCGCCGAAGTTGGAAGTCCCCAGCCCGGCCGAGTTGATCAGGACGTTGATGTTGATGATTTCTTCAGCCGGATAAGCCATTTACTTCCCCTTGCGCGACAGCGCCAGATTGTTCGGTTTGCACGGAGAAGCCCGCGCGATAGATCCGCTGAACGCGGTCTTCTGCGATGGATTCGCCATACAGGTAGAGGGTGAGCTGGGATCGCTCTTCCATGGCGGCCTGATATAGGCCGGTCAGGTTGTTGATTGGTGACACACGGGACCAGCCAAGCTTTGCAGCGCGCAGAATGGTTTTCACCGGCTCGCGCTTATTCGCCTCACACAGGGCGGCGGCATACATTACGGCGCCGGACCGGTAGAAGTTGATGCTGAAGCCCAGCGTGAACTGGGTAGCCACCTTGGCGATGATGTCCTCGTACTGAGGGTCATCCACGGCCGGCACGTTTGTTTGCGAGTTGAGCGCCTGGCCCCATTGCTCTGGGTTCTGCAGGCGCACGGCGCAGTAGCTGCCAGATGGCGCCGCCGTGTTGTTGTCCGCAAGGATCACCTTGTCCGCCGGCAGCCCTGTAACAGCCACGACAATCCGGCAAACAGCCTTCGATAGAGCTTTGGAGTCAAGCATCAGTGTGCGCCTCCAGGCTGGCTATCTCGGCAGGGTCAAGCTTGGCCACCACGGCGCGGCAGAAGTTGTGCCAGGGCCGGTAGTCGGTCGCAATGGACTTCCACCAGGTGGCGGGCTTGTCTGGCGTCTCGGCGAACACCAGGATGTCGGCCAGCTTGCCTTGGGTCGAAACCTCGATTCCCTTGCCGTCGTTGCGGTGAATCACCCGAACATCGTTGATGCGTTCGGCGCCGATTTGCAGGAATTCGATCTCCTTGTCGCTGACCGGCTGCACGTTTGCGTCGAAGGCGTCGGTGTAGGTGATGGCCAGGACGGGCTCAAAGTCCACGATCTCGCTGGAGTAGCGGTTTAGCACCACGCCCTTGTGGGTAATGAATGGCCCGCTGACGTGGCCGCGCATGTTCAGGCCCATCACAAACCCTCTTCGAATGGTTCCGTGCTCTCGTCGATGACGTAGCGGATGGATTGACGAAGAGCCCCCGTATCAATCAGTGGGCTGCTTGAGCCCTTTCTGTCGATGGTGGACTGCGCGTTTGGCGGAGTATCCAGATCGGTGATTTCTTGCTTTACATGCCCTTCGGCCAGGTTCCCCATCTGTTCAAGTAGGGTCGTCATGGCCATAGAGCCCGAAAGCACCTTTGGAATCATTATCTCGGCGAGTCGCTGGTACTGCGGCGCGCCCTTCGTGATTGCAGGCTCAAGGAACGGTCGAGCCGGGATATGCCCATCTGCAGAGCCGAAGTTGTTCACCGCGGCGATGGTGGCGATGGTCAATCCGTCTTCGTATGAGCCGGCACCTTCTGGCACCCCAACCAATACGCGGGTCTGTCCTTCAAGTCGCTTGGCGAGCTGCTTCAGCGCCTCTTCAACCTGCTGCTTACCTATCAGGCCTATGGTTGGCTCGATCATACGCAGATCGCTCCCATTCCAGCCCGTGAGCGCAGGTGCAGGTATTCGACACCGTACGGGGTTAGGGCTAGGGCCGCCTCCCAGGTCGTCAGCGAGGCGTTCGCGCCGGGAATGGCGTAGGACACCGACTCGTCGCGTACGCTCTTGCTGGACTGCGCGTAGGGTGTCGAGGCGCTACCGTCTGCAGTTGTGGCATCAGTCGCCAGCTTGTTCCATGTCAGGTAATGCGCCGCGAGGGCGAACCAGCCGCGCTGGAGGAATGAGTAGGGCTTGTAATCCCCCCAACCAGCACAGCCACAGCCGCCAAACTCGCCGCGTGCGATGTACAGCGCCTTGGTGATCTTGGTATCAGACCAGACGGCACTGTCTGTGAATTCTTCGTAGAACGCTCGGAAGTCCGCAATGATCGCCGGCGTCACTTCAATTGTCAGTTCAGCCACGGGTCAGACTCCAGAATGAAACAGCCCCTCGGGTTAGGAGGGGCTGCGGGGTGTTACTTGGCTTTCGCCCTGTGCTCGATCTTCAGCCAGCCAGCCTTGACGAACAGGTCGTCTTTCAGCTTGTCGGCTTCCTTGTCGTCGAAGTCGGTGATGACCTCGCCGGGCTGGATCGTGCGGTCAGGCATAACCAGCGGGCTAGCGCTGGTATTGGTCAGAGTTGCCATGCGACCCCCTTAGATGCCATCTACGTACAAATGGCTCAAAGGAACCCGCAGTTCGGTGCCGGCAGTGCGCACAACACCCGCAGCCTCGAAGCGCAGACCGCCATGCGACGGGATCGGCGCATTGAGGGTGAATGGCATCGGCAGGTGGAACTTGGCGAACTGGGCGTTCTTGGTGTAGATCATCATGCGGTTGCCGCCGCCAGCACCGGCGGTTGCCGCCTGCAGGATTGGCTCGATGGTGATCTTAAGCACGCGCTCCAGGTAGCTGATCAACGTTTCCGCGGTGTTCGGGATACGGAAGGTGGTCAGCAAGCCGTATTCGATCAGCGGCAGCAGGATGTGCGTTGGGCGGAAAATAGAGTTGGTCTGAGTGCCGTAAACGCGAAGGATGCCGTTGTTCAGCAGGGTCAGGATCTCGTTTGCCGCGGTCTCGCCGCCAGCAGCCAGGATCGCCGCGATGGTCTTGTTGGCGCCGCCCAACAGAGTGCCGGTGGCAACGACTGGTACGCCTGGATACTTCAGCAGGCCACCAGTGGTCAGCGAAGGCCAGCGAGCGTCACCAACGAATGCCACGCGGTCCAACCACTGCTCGGTCAGAGTGCGGGTCGCGATTGGCTTCTCGGCCAACAGGTTGATCGCGCCGCCGAAGCCGACAGAGTTGGCGATTTGCATGGCCTTGCCGACTTCGATCTGGGTGTAGGTGTAGCCCAGGCCAGCCTGAACCACGTCAACACCGCCGACCTTGGCAGCGATTTCAGCCAGCGGGAAGTCGTGGGAAACATCACCGATTGGTGCCGGCTCACCCTTGTAGTCGAGAACCTTGAAGGCGATCGACTCGGTATAGTCAGGCGCCGAGGTGTCCACGGTCAGGATCGAAGGGTATTTGATTTCTGGGTACGGCTGGCGCAGGACTTCCTGTTCAACGTAGGTCAGTTGACCCAACAGGAAGCCCAGTTGCGCCTGGGGGGAAGTGTCGAAAGTCTTCATTCGATCTGATCCTTAAGCGGCGATGGTGGTAGGCGCGATGGCTTTGATCTGTACCAGCACCAGCTCACCGGCGGCGGCGTCCGTCAGGAACGTGCAGCCGGCCAGGACGTGGTTGCCAGCGGTCGCGGCGTTGGTGATCTCGCCGGTGGTCGGCAGGGCGTACACCTGCGCGCCCTTGACGGCGCCGGCCAGGGTCTTGACCCAGATGCGGCCGTGGGCCAACAGGCTGACCTCTTCGCCGGCACGATAGCCTCCGACTGCGTTGCCGCTATCCGAGACTTGGCCGGTGAGGTAGCTGCCACTGACACCGACAGGCTTGCGCACCGAGATACCGAGGAAGAAACCGGCGCCGGCGGCAGGCAGCTTGCCCGAGCGATCAGCAGTGTCCGACACGACGACGCGACCGAAGGGGATGGCGACCGTGGCAACAGCGGTAGTTACATCCGCCATGCTCAGGTCATTGATCTGGCCTTCGTAAGCCTTGCCGGCGTACTGGCCAAAGGTATCAATTGCAGTACCCATTATTTGCCACCACTCAGGAATTTGTTGTAGGCGTCAGTGCCATCAGTGGTCGGCTTCAGGCCGCGAGCAGCTGCGTCCTTGGCAAACTGCTTGAGGCTGTCGTTGACTTTCGACTTGTCGTCATCGTCATCTTCGTCCTCGGTTTTCTTCTCTTCGGCCTCTTCAGCGGCGGAGTCGAATACGTGAGTGACATAAGCGTCAGACTTGCTGGCCCAGTCACGAGTCGGCTTAAGCTTCGCCATCGCTGCGCGCTTGATTTCGATTGGGGAAACCAGGCCCTTGGCGTCAAAGCTCTTCACGAGCTTGGCTGCCACGGCAATGGTGTCGAGAGTTGCTTTCACGCGCAGGCCGATAGCGGCGTCGGAAGTTTCCTTCTTGGCCTCTTCCAGCTTCTCTTCGGCTTCGTCCTTGGTGGCTTCAGCTTTGTCTGCGCGCTCCGCTTCTTCGTCCGCGAACTTTTGCAAGGCTGCCACGGCGTCTTCGACTACCGTTGCTGCCTCTTCGTCCAGGATGATGGAGCGGCTTTTCTTGGAGTCCAGAAAGACTTTCCGGGTCGCCATATGGGTAATACCTTTCGGTTTGTGGTCAAAAATGCGGGCGACCTTTCCGGCCCGCGCTGCTGCTACAACGGCGTTGTGATTGATTTGAATGTCACGCTGCTCGTATTCGTAGGCGGTGCCTGATACAGGGTCTACGCCGGGGGCTTCCACGTATTCAGCGAGGTAGCCAGGGGAAAGTTCGGCCTTGCCGGACTGGATGTCGTCGATGGCCGACTGATCCTTGATGATCATGTCCACCACCAGATTGTCGCCGTCACGCTCAACACCGCGCACATGACCTACCGACACTTCCTTGAAGGTGGTCGAGTCGACCAGGTCGTCCGGGTGGTCGTTGGTCACGTCCTTGTCGAGGTAGGTCGCCATTGATTCGGGCGAGAACACTTCCTCTGGGGAGCGGTAGACGTTGACGATTCGCTCAGGCCCATCCAGATCCAGCTCGCTCGACAGGTACTGATAAACCCCTGTTCGAGCTGCAATGCCCTTCACGCAGAGGAATCCTTCAGGCGTGAGCGTTCGCGACGTAGGCTTGAAGGCCTCATCGATGGTCATTCTTTTCATAAGGTTGGTTTCGCCTATTGCGATACAGGAACACTGTTCCTATATTGGTAGCCATGCCAGCCGGTTGGGCTAGGCGAACAGGAGTAGTGCGAGATGAGTTCCGAAAAAATACGCGAGCAATTCGAGTCCTGGGTTGTCGAGGAAGCAAAGAGGCGCGATTACAAATTCATGGACAACGTGCTTAAGCGCGATCCATCGGGCGAATACTCAACAACTTGGGTTGATATGGCGTGGATGGGCTGGGAAGCATCCCGCGATGCATTGTTTATCGCTCTTCCTGAGAAGGACTGGGCGCCAGATTACGGAGAGGTCATATTTTATGAAGAGGCCGTCTCAGCCATTGAGGCTGCTGGCGTGAAGGTTAAAACCTAATGAAGCCTGATGCGTCCAATCACAACCCAAGCCCGCACTACCTGCGCGGCGTTCTGGAGCAGGCTGGCATCAGTCAGCGAGAGGCAGCAACGATGCTGGGCCTGTCCGACAGGGTTATTCGCTACTACCTGAGCGACACTTCATCGCCCAGTCACAGGCCGGCGCCGTATGTCGTTCAGTTCGCTATCGAATGCCTGGCGGATCACCCCTTGCTGGGGAAGTAATTCACGCCGGGGATCATGGCGATGGCGATGCAGCGGCAGAGAACGTGGTGCTTTCCGGGGTGCAGGCCGGTCTTTCCACCCCACGGAGCGCCGTCGGCGACCTTGTACACGCCTGGCCCGTAGCCAATGTCCTGGCGGGCAATTCCGTAGCAACTGATCTTGGCGTTTGGGTATTTCCCGCCTGGCGCACCAGATACACGTTGATCGCCTGCATCTACGGCCTTGTAGAGCTCTATGCCGGCCGCTGCCTGGCGCTGGCGGGTCAGGTCGCTATTGAGCTGAGACACTTGGTCCCGCGCAATGAGCTTGGCCCGCCTGGCGCTTACACCGGTCTGTTCCTGTATCTGCTTGGCGATGGCGGTTGGCGCGAGCCCATCCTTCATGCCGCCAAGTACGATGGTCTCGACGTTTTTGAAGTACTCGTCGGGGATCGACTTAATCAGGTTGACGTTTTCAGCCGTGGAGGCTTCCAGATAGTCCTGCATACCCTTGGGCCGCGTGATTAGCTGGAAGTCGACACCGACTGCCTGATTTACCGACTTTCGGAAGTCTTCGGCGTTATCTGCCTCGGCTCGGCTGACAGTGCTGGACGCCACCCGCTGGATCTGGGATTCGAACAGGGATGAGCTGAAACGGCGCGACACCCCGCGTATTGCTGCGAGAACTTCATCAGTCCAGCCGTCCATGGTCGGCAGGGCGTCGGCGATGTAGTCGCGCTTCAAGCGCTTCAGCTCAGGCTCAAGCGCCTTTACCAGTTCCCCAGCCATCAGCCTAACCATGCCTCGAAGCTGGCCGCTGTAGTAGCGCTCAGCCTCTTGGCTTGGCAGAACAGGCTTAGGGGCGCGGGGTTTCTTTTTCCGCTGCTCCATCATCGCCAGGTTTGTCGCCTTCAGTTTCTCCAAGGGAGAAGCCGGGGAGACCTTCGCCGTCATCGCCGATTCCATTGTCTTGATCCTTCTCGATCTTTTCTTGGGCGGCGATCTGTTCGTCGGTGATGGCGTACGTGCCTTTCGACTGTACGCGGCGCATGGCGTGGCTGCGACGAATGACCCCGGCCTCAATGCTCAGCGCGTCAGATTGAGCGTCCGCCAGATCTTCCTGGGCCTGTTCAGTACCCGTAGGCAGGGATAGAGGCTTCCATTCAAATTCAAGACCTTCAGGGTAGTCACCCAGGGCGGACCGAATAAGAACCTGGTCAAGCGCCTCAAGGTCGAGACGCATCTGGCCGTCTTGCTTGCCTTTGATCGTGCCTTCGTAGGTCTTGCGGTCACCTTCACCTGTAGCACTCAAGCCCGAGGCTGATTGCCCCCACAACTCAGTGACAGGCATCTCAGCTGCGCCAGCAGTCCATACCATGAATTGCTCCATGATCTGGCTCAGGCCGGAGAAGGCGATGCTGTTGCGCTCGTACTTCTCGTTGTCCTGGTCAAGCAGGCCGAGGTTGATTAGCGACTTCATCATGCCGAACAGACGATAGCGCTCGGTGATCTTGTCGCTCTGGGCGCTGGCGAGAGCTCCCTGCAAGCCCTTCACACTGACAGTGTCGACGTTCGCCTCAAGCACCAGGGAAGCAATACCGCTCTTGGTCGCCACCACATCGCGCAGGTCAGACATGCAGCGACGTAGGCGGCTGTCACCCCAGCCATGCTCAAACATGCGCATACGGCGCGGCAGGCGAGCCCCAGTGCGGCGAATGATGTGGTTGTAGTGAATACGCTGCTCGCCGTTCACCATCATGTAGTACTCGGGGAGCATCCAGTTTGGCTTGAGCGGGTCGGTCAGGTTGAATTCTGTTGGCTGGATGTCCCAGCGGTCGAGGACGACAAGGTTCTTCAGGTCACCCTTCTTGATCTTCTTCAGGTCGAGGGGCTCACTCAGGTCCTGGCCGGTCACCATCAGCAACGCGGCACCACCGTACAGGTCAGCCCAGCAGCACGTATCAAGGTAGGCCTGCTGCACGCCCAGGCGGCGCTCTTCGTTCGCGATGTCCTTGGCCTGCTTGCCATTGAACGTGCGCCACTCACGCAGGGCGTCTTCGTTCGGCTTGTCCACGATACGGCGGGCAATCCAGTTCGACTGATACGCCGCTTCAAGCTCAATCTGGTTGACGAACTCAAAGCCGAATACGTTGTGGGTGCGCTTGTCGCGATTGGTGCCGATGTTGGCAACCATGTTCGACAAACTATCAGTTGACACGACCTTGCCGGCCTGAATCTGAATTCGCGGTTTTGATGTGGTCATAAATTGATCTATCTCGCGCCACGAAACGGCGGTTGTGAAAACGTGGCGCGGATTAATCGACCTTGCGGCCTGGCAGCTTGAAGTCTGTTACCCGATCAGCGATGGACCGGATCTTCTCCACGCCGAGGAAGCCAACCCAGCCACCTACAAAGGTAGCCATGCTCTGTGGGAGCGAGAAGAACTCAAGCCCGCTAATGATGGTAAGGGCCAATCCACCACAGATAGCGCCCTCCACGATCATCTGACGCCGGGTACCACCACCGTAGGTGATTCGCAGAACAGCCATCGCACAGGACAACGCAGCCGCATAGAGGATTGGCGAATGCTGGCTCAACCACGCAAGCGCTATCGCCCAGGTGTCTGGATTTTTCTCTGGCATATTCATTCTCTACTCGCCTCATCTGGGCGCTAAACAGCTACGGCCTTCAGTGGCCCTGGAACACCATGTAGCTGGTGATAGCCGAGCTCTACCTCAAGCGCCTTACGAGCCTTGGCAGCATCATCAATTGATGAGTAATAGCCGATACACCTGTGCTTGCCGTTCGCGGTTATTTGCCCAGTCCACTTCATTGTCTTACGACACCAATAAACGCCAATCACCCCGCTCCGATTTGTAACCCGGAGCGCTTGATTCCTTTGATTGTCTGAATGGGTGACGAGTCGCAGATTCGCCAGACGGTTGTCCGTCCCTACCCCGTTCAGATGGTCAATGACTAGGGCCTCATCAATACTCCCGTGCAGCAAAATCCATATCAGCCGGTGGCATGGATAGACACGTCCATCCACGCCCACTTGAATGTATTGCTTTCCCGCACTCTGTTTCTTGGTTCCAGCTATAGCACCAGCAAACCTGGCATTCCATCCACGACAACGGCTATCGCTAGCGAACAATGAACGATCCCTTGCCCGCCATCGGAGAAGGCCGCTATCTGCCTCATATTCAAAAAGCAGGCGCAGCTCTTCCTGGCTGAGGCTTATTGGCCTGGCCATCTTCAAGGGCATGTTGGACATCTCGGTTCCTCCCCGTCAGGGAGTTAGGGATACGACAGGCCATGACCTGCGGAATTGAATCGGCTCACACAGCACTCCCAGCTCGGAGCAATGGGTGTGGTGGAGCCGAAAACTGAAAGGCCCCGATCAATGTCGAGGCCCTGAATAGGTGCGCGCGTCTTTCCGCGCTGTCTGCCAAAGACGATCCCAGCGTCGACGCCCCTATGCACCGATCTCGCCGTTTCTGTCTCGCGCCACCCTGTAAGCATTGAGGTAAGGGTGCGCGGGCTGCCGGGGTTGTTCTCGTACGTCGCACTGTCCGGCTATCGACGTCCAGGCCTTCCCGAAGGCTGCCCTGGCTACAGGTGAAACTCAGGCAATAAAAAACCCGGCGCGGTGGCCGGGTTCTTTTTAGTCAGTCCTACACACGCAGGAATGACAGGATGGGTGAATAATGCGACATGGCGACATGATATTGCAAGCCCTTTTGAGGGACTATTTTCATGCGGCCTCACCAGACAGAACCCCTACGGCCTCAAGCATGTGCTGTGCATCGACCAAAGCCTCGTCCACCATCGACTCCAGCGCTCCCTTGATGCTCTTGTTCCAGCGCTGATAGGTGCGCTCCGTCAGACCCTGGGCATCCCAGTTCGTCATGTCGTAGTTCGACTCGGCGAGGACGATCATCTCGCCCGGCTTCGTCTCGGCCACCGACCTGGCGTGCTTGTTGGCGCGCGCAACATCTGCGTCGGCTGCTTTGTTGCGCCAGTCCCACTGGCCCTCACCCTTGTTTTCTCGATGCTTTGGAGCTTTGACCTCGATCACGGCGCGCTTGATGCCTTTCGACTGCTGCGGCACAGCCCACACCAGTACCGCCTGCTGAGTGAAGCGCAGTGGCGCCGGCGAAGGCACAACCGCGACAAGCCGCCCGATGGAATCGATCTTGCGCCCGCGGTGGGTGCTGTACTTCGCCACCAATGCATTCCAGTGGCGCGGGCTGAGCTGGGCATGCAGAAGCTTGTGCACGATGCAGTCAGCAAGTAGGGCCGCATCCTTGCCAGTGATTTCCCCCTTCAGTTTGCTGGTCTGCACTCGAGGCTCGACGTTGCTCCCACCGGCACTGTTGATGGTTTCCGCTGCCAGAGCGCGGACGACTGCAGAAATGACGTTTTGGTAGTTCATGCTGCAGCCCTCTTGAGTTCTCTGGTCTTTGTCCGGTACGCAGACTTGATGGCCTTGATCTCATCCACGGTGTACTTGCGCACGCTCTGGTCGGATTCCAGGGCGTCGACGGCCTCCTGGCCAATCCGCGCTATCAGACCGATCCGGTAGTCCACGGCATTCCCGGAAAGGAACCGGTTATCCTGCTTACTTTGGGCATGGCAGTTGCGCTCATCGAAGCGCAGGTGCGGTGCTGAGCCAACGCTGCGGTAATGGCCTGCATCTACCGCGTTACCGCTCCAGTCCAATGGCTTGCCGCTGGATATGCAGAAGTGGCCGGCGGCCTGGTCCCGGGTGCGGATGTACTCGTTGAACGCCTGCTGTGCTTCGCGAATGTGGTAGCCACGAGTCTTGAGCGCCTCCTTGCGCACCTTGATCTCCCGGCGGCCGGCCTGGGCCAGCGACTTCTTCTCCTTGGCCTTCTGCACCTCTACGGTGGCCAGCGCACACTTAGGGCTGCACACCGCCTGACCGAGGCGCTGCGGGACAAATGAGGCCCTGCATGCTGGGTTCTTGCAGGTCTTTGGCTTGGGTTGTTTGGCGGGAAGGCTCATGCGTCGCGCCCCCACAGAAACCCAACGAGGGCCATTGCATCCGCAATAGCTGCTACCGCCCAGAACGAGGCAGGAGCATCAAACGGGCCTATTCCGGCCTGCTTCAGCACTGCGCACATTGCAATGACGAGGATGCACTGAATCATTAAAAAGATAGGGGCCGGGCTCATGCCTCCACCTCCTTGGCTTTCTGCTGCTCGGGGGTGAAGTCACCGCGCAGAGGCATCAGGTTCTTCTCAAGCACCATGGTGTATCCTGTTGATCCAGACGTAGAGACAAGTGCATCCCCAGCGACAAACCAACCAGGCTTATCACCCGTGTGGCGCACGCCGTCGAACCCGATGACAGGGAAATCAATCCGATCCCCAGGGAGTAGGAAGGCCACCAGCTCACAAGACTTCCCCACATTCTCAGGCGATCTGCTGTACCCAACGATCAGCGCCAGGTCGCCCGGCTTGAAGTTATGGCTCATGCCGCCACCTCGCCCAGCAGATCAGTGAACACCACACCCTTGGCGCTGAACTCGGCAACGATCTGGTCCGTGTATGCGATGCCCTGGGCGCGATTGAACAGGCGAGTCACTGGGAAGCCATCCGGGCCGAAAAGCGAGCAAGGCCCCATCAGTTCGATCTTTGTCTCGTAGTCCAGGTGCAGGAACATCAGGTTCCAGCCATTGCGGAAGTCGGCGTCGGCGCTGCGCATGATCGGCACGCCGAAATGCAGCTTGCAGTACTTGCGGGCGTCCTCCACGTCGCCGATCTGGGTCATCTGGGCGATTCGCTGGTACAGGGCGAACCACAGGGCGTTCTGGTCAAGGGTGCGGTCCTTGCCTGGGCGCAGGGAGACCACCACGAACTTCTTGTCCCGGTACATGGCTGTCAGGGCGTTGATGGCCTCGGATAGCTTGGTGGAGCTGTTTACGCTGATCTTGTCGGTCATTGCCCGCCACCCTTCGACCCTTCTGGATCGGCGCTTTGAGACGTTTTTGAGGTCGATTGCCCGCCACGCTCTCCCTGGCCCAGGGCGGCGTTGGCAATTTCCTTGATAGCCTCGCACTCGTCGTAGAAGTCATTCGGGTTGATCCTTGGCGTACCCCAGTTAACCAAGTCGCGCACCAAGCACTCGGTGTTGCCCTCGACGTGGTTGAAGATGTCAGTCAGCGCTTGGCGCAGCGCTTTCAGTTCATCAGGAGTATCGAGGTGAGGCTCGACCCTCCCATTAGCGGCATCGCAGTTCTCGCAAACATCCCCGTTGGCAGCCATGAATCCGGCACCGTAGCTGTTAACTGGATAGCCGTCACCGCAGGCGCACCAGATGATTGCATCCGTCTCGTCTCGATTCTTTGGGCGCCGCGCATCCCGAAGTCTGTTGACAGTGGCAATCACCGCTCCTGCAGCGCTTGATATCAGCGCATGCTGCGATCCTGTGAGTTCGGGCCATGGCGTAGACTCGAATCGCGAGTACTTGTGAAGCTCCATTGCCGCCGCCCGGAAATCACCGGAAAACAGGTGCCCTTCAGCGGACTTGGCGCGCTGTTTCCAGTACGCAGCGCGGTCAGCATCCTTGCGCAGTACCTCCACCTCAGCCTTCAGCTCAGCATTCACCCGCTCGTAGGCTTCGTAGCCGGTCTTGAGGCCGGCGTTTTCGGCCTGGAGTGCTTCAACCTCCTGCCAGAGTCGGTCGGAAAGCGGATCGAACCAGCCAGCCATTTTTTGCAAGCTGCGAATGTGTGCGGAAAGCTCTGCGGATGTTTGTTCGCGGACGTATGTCATAGCTCTTGCTCCAGTGACTCACCGCCATCACCCGGCACAGAACCGGCCTTGGCCATCGCAATGACCTTCTCGGCCTGCTCAAGCAGCTCTGGATAATGATCGTTCCAATTCTGTTTGTAGGCCTTGGCCATCATCGCTTCAAGGGTCTTCAGCAGCTCTGGAGCGGTGCGCATCAGATAAGCATTCGCCCAGCTTTCGTCGCCGATCACGAACTTGATGCCGTTGTGGTCCATCGCGCCAATCGTGGCTATCTCAAGCGGCTCACCGTCTCGCTCTACGCTGATGCAATAGTCCTGGCGGTCTACGAGCCATTGCTCTTTGGTGTGGTTGCTCATGTCCGCTTCTCCGCTGCTTCTGCGATCAATGCCATGTGCTCCAGGCGCTCGGCGGCCTGGCTGGCCAGATTCATACCGTCCGCCTCATCCACCACCGGCATGCACACGAAACGGATTCCGTGCTTGACCATTGTGTTGGCCATCTCAAGGGATTGGAGTAGCTGGGCTGGGTTTGCTCGTTTCATCAGAAACCACCCCGTGGGTTAAAGTCGTTCAAAAGGGATTTGGAGGATTTACGAGGTGGTGGTGCTGAAGCTTCCTGCTGCTGCTCGCGCTGGCCGGCGTAGTTGACGAAGCGTGCGAACTCACCCTGGTGCTGGAGCAGGCAATGACCTACCGATGCGTGGCGGTGCTTAACCACGTCGATCTCGGTCACGCCGCTGCGCCCGAGGTCAGAATCGGCGTCACGGTGGGCAATCATGATGATGTCGGCGTCCTGCTCGAGCTCGCCGGAGTCGCGCAGGTCGGACATTTGCGGCTTCTTGGTCGAGCGCGTTTCGATGCTGCGGTTGAGTTGGGCCAAAACGATGATCGGGATGTCCAGTTCCTTGGCCATCGCCTTGATGCCCCGACTGATCGCGCCAAGCTCCAGGTTCCGGTTCTGCTGGCGAGAGGTAGCCTCTGGTGCGATCAGGCCGATGTAGTCGATGACAATCAGGTCCAGCGGCTTGGCGCGGTGCTGAAAACGGGCGATGTTGCGGATGCGGCTCAGTGGCAGCCCGCCCTTCTGGCAGATGCGCAGGTCGGCAGAGTGCATGCGGCTCACGGCGCCGGTGATTCGAGTAATCGATTCGCCGTTGCCCATGGCCTGGCCGGTGTCGATGCTGCCAAGCGTTACCGCCGAAGAAGACGCCAGGCTGCGTTTGGAAAGCTCCTTGGCAGACATTTCGAGCGAGAAAACCAGCGCTGACTTGCTTTCGCGGATGGTCAGGTTTTCGGCGATACCCAGGCCCAGCGTGGTTTTACCGGTGCCTGGGCGACCGGCTATGATGATTACGTGCGAGCCGCGCAGGCCTTGGACCAGTTCATCCAGATCCTTCAGGCCTGTTGCGTGGCCGTTGATGCCCTCGCCATTGAAGCGAGCGTCCATTTCGTCAACGACCGGGCCGAGCGCTTCATGCAGGCTGATCACATCCGGCTCGTCGTCTTCGCTGTTCAGGGCCAGGACGGCCTCTTGAGCGTCGGCGATGATCCCGGCCAATGGTCGTGCGTGGCTCGCCATGTCGATGATGGCTTGACCGATCTCCGCGACTTTGCGGGCTTTGGAGCGCTCTACCACGATTCGGGCGTACTCAAGCCCATTCGCGGCGCTTGGTACGCCGTTGTAGATCTCCGAAGCGCGGATCATCGTCAGCTCGCCGCTGGACAGTTCGTGGCGAATGTCGGCAATCGAAACAGGGTCTGCTGGGCGGCCGGCGGAACGGGCGGCAAGGATCAGCGTGTAAATCTCGGCAACGTCTTGGTCGTAGAAGTCGGTCGGGCTGACCATGGCGCCGATTGATTCAATCAGGTCTGGTTTGATGAACAGGGAGCCGACAACGCCGTACTCAGCTTCCATCGCAACCAGTGGGCGGTCAGTGATCATAGGGCCTCCAACACTTTCAGGACCTTGTCCTGGCGGGTCAGAAACTCAATGTCAGCAGTCCAGCCACGGTCGTTCTCGCCGATCCAGTGCTTGTTGTTCAGGCAGTCGGTGAAGTAGGCAGTCCAGAACTCGCCTTTGCGGAACGGCTGGACACCGTTGATCTTCAGGTTCCAGCAGCCCTTGATCAGATTCTTGCGCTTTGGCGACAGGGTCAGGCAATTGGGCAGCAGATCGCCACACACGGTGTTGTAGATCTCGACGATCTTGCCGTACGGGATGCGCTCGGCTTTGGCCGGTTCTTGTTGATCAGGTTCTGGGTTGCCCTGCTGTTCCGGTTCAGATTCCAAATCCTTGCCGGTCGAAGCGACAGCGGCGACAACTGCGTCAGCAGTAAGATTTGTATTTATGTCTTTATTGTGTGGCAAGAACGCCACATTGGACGTGGTGGAAACGCCACACTGTGGCACTACTTTCTGTTTGTTCTGATGGGTGTTTTTCTTGTCGATTGCCCACTCATTGATCGGTGCAAAACCGATAGGGCTACGACTTCCTCCAACGCGGTATATGACACGCTGACGGATAAGCTCACAGATGGCGCGGGAAACGTCTTCACGATGGATGCCGGACATCTGAGCGATGTAGGAGGCAGCAATGCGGGCGTTCTCAAGGTTGTAGCCGGCAGTTTGACGATGAATAGCCAGAGCGACACGCAGCTCGCGGCCAGATAGGTCAGCCCCAATCAGGGCTTCATACAGGTCGTTGTCCATCCGGGTAAATCCCCCGGTATTGCGAAGTGGGATTATATTGCTCATACTCATTCCGTCCTGAAGTGCATATCACTCGACCCGGCTGCAACCGGACGAGACAAAGAAGCCCGCAAATGACTTACACAGTCCTTGCGGGCTTTTCTTTTGGCTACGTCGCTGTAAAGGCCACGAATCAAAGTCGCGGCCTGCATTGCTTCCTGCATATGAAATTCTTTGGTTCCTGCCAGCACCGGACCTGACTCGCCCAGGGTCAACAAAACCCGGTCAATGACCTTGTTCACGCTTTCCGCTGGGTGCGCCGATCTGCTGGCCATGATCATTCTTCCTGCAACTGATCAACGTGCTGGATCAGTTCCATGTAGCGCTTTGCCTGGTGCAGAAGGGTCGCAATGTCCCGCTTGTCAAAGCACTGCATTTCCTTCGGCACCAACTTCAGATCAAGCACCGCCAGGATCTGGCAGAACTGCTCGAACTTCTCCGGCTTCATGCGGCTGATCGTTGCTTCGTCGCAACCGACCGCAAGCGCGACAGGGGCATTACCGACCGATGCAAGGTGCTGCATGAGAACTGCATAGTTCTTGCGGGACCTTACGGTCTGCTCTTGGCTTAATGGGCTCGTCGACATGATTAGGCCGCCGACGCGAGTTCAGGCCAAATCACGGTCCAGTCATTTGGGCGCAGGGATTTGCGAGTCAACAGCCCGCAGGTTTCCCGCTCAAGAGACGAGGCCACGCTGGCGGATGCTTGCTTGTTGCCATAGGCAATCTGTTTCAGGTAGCCGCGAGTGGTCCCGGTTCTTTCTACAACCTCGTCCGAGGCTGTCTTGAGCCACTCCAATAACTGTGTGTGCTTGGTTCGCATCACGGATTCTCCTAAGTGATGCGCCAATTCTTACCCATAGGTAAGCATTAAAGCAATACCCGCAGGCCATTTACCTATAAGTAATCGGAAAGCATATTTGTGTCATGGATAAAAAACTGATCAGAAAGGCAAATCTTCAACTACTTATCGACCGGCAATACGGCATCGGTAAGCATGGCGCGAAAGCTGAATTCGCTAGGCGCATGGGCAAGCAACCTGATTACATTTCCAGGTGCCTATACCCACCAGGCAAGCCAGGTGCTAAAAATGTTGGCGAGGTTTTCGCTAGGGCTGTAGAGAAGGAATTCGAATTAGATGAATACGCATTCGATAAGCCGGGCTTGGGCGGCGCAGATGTCATCGATGTAGAGGGGTTGCCTGCTGCGCTTGCACAAAAAATAAAAAACTATCGCTCGACGATTTCGGTTGAGCGCTTAGATATAGCCGCATCAATGGGTCCAGGCACGGAGCCGCCAGAAATGAACATGGTTGTTGAGCATATGCGCCTCGATGCCAATTGGGTGCGCCAGAACCTCGTCTACACGTCTACTGACAACCTAAGGCTGATCTCGGGTCGCGGAGACAGCATGGCGCCCACTATCCGCAACGGTGACGCCCTGCTCGTAGATTCCGGTGTCACGTCTGTCGAGTCAGACGCAATCTACTTCTTCTTGATGCGCGGTCAACATCATGTGAAGCGCATCCAACGAAACCTGGACGGCCTGACAATCATTTCGGATAACGGCCAATACCGCGAGATTGACGTGCCTGGCGACCGTGAAGGCGATATCCAAGTGCTGGCGCAGATCATTTACTGGTGGACCGGGCGTAGCTTCTAGCCTCTCCCTTCACCTATCCTGTGATTATTCGACCTATCGCTAAAAGGAAGCTATCGGTGATCCAAAAACCAGCTTTGTGGCTAGCCCTTGCTTTATCCATGGCAGGTATATCTGCACACGCTGAAACCCTTTCAGAGTGGAGCTTTGGAAGCCCAAAAACTGCAAGTGGGCTCCCTTTGTGTAGTGCTTACGTGTCTGCTCCGAAAGCCGGCTCCGAGCAAATGCTAGCAATTCAGAAATACAGCAACCAAAACCTATTGAATTTGAAGCTATTCAAAAGGACATGGGACATTCCAGCGGACACCAAAATAACTGTCACCATTGACTTTGCGGGTAGCGATTCCCTGACCCTAAGCGGCCTGGGGAAGGGGCAAGTTGTAGGCATTGAGATACCTGGGACAATCACGGCTGAATTTTTGGCAAGCCTGAGAGAATCTAGCTATCTGCGAATTGGCTTTCCGAAAGGATCGGAAAGCGGATGGAGTATTAACCTGAGCGATGCCGGGCCTCACATGGCGAATTTGAACCTTTGCGCTCTAAAGCAACGAGAAGAGTTTGAAAATTCACAGCCGTTCTAGGTTCGCTAAGCTGCAAACCGTTCCCGACTGAACCCTAAGACAATCACCCTAAGCCCGCCATTGAGCGGGCTTTTTCATGGACGACCGAAAATATCTTACCTAAAGGTATTGACCTAATGTTTTACCTGCAGGTATTGTTCACTCCATCGAGTCACCCAACAGGGACTCGCCAGGGCCTCACGGCCTGACCCGCTCTTTAAAAGTCTGACGTGACCCAACGACGTACCGGCAACCCCGGTGGTGAGAAAGCTAAACCGTCGTCCATGCAGCCTATGGTAGCTGCCGTACTCCCACATGTGAGTACGCGAAACCACGCTCCCAAACCGGAACAGCATCGAACACGAAATGTGCGACGCCGGTGAGAGACGACTCGGAATTGTTGCGTGGTGGAGAGAACAGATTTCCTCGATGACCTTGGCGACAGGGTCATCCGGGAAATCAACGGAGTAGACGAAATGCCGAAGTTCGGATGCGCAAACAACCAGCAAGCCGCCGACAAGGAATGCCGCAAACAATGCCGATTGGCTAAGCAGAGCGGTTGCACGGTTCCTTACAGTCTGTCTCGAATGATCGAAGCCAAGGTGCCGCTGTCGACCATCCGTGCAGTGTCCCGATAGAAGGAGAAGCACATGCCCAAGTACATGCTCGACTACATCCGGCTTTGCCGGGAATGCAGCCTGGATCTGCGCACGATCGGCAACATGCTCAACATCGTGATCCCATCACTGCAGCGCGAAGCGGTAGCGATTCGGGGCGCAGTGAGCGAATTTTCCGGGGAATTCCATGAGCTTGAGCAAGACGCTGAACTGCTGGAGTCAGCTATACGGGCCGGAATCCAGCGCTGCGCGCCTCAGCCGGGCCAGCAAGACCTGTTCGCAGCATGACGGACCTTTTCACTGATGCCCATCCAGAGCGGTGGTCATCGGGAAAACAACCGAGGGCAAGACGATGAGCAAGACGAAATACCCCTACATGGCATGGGTTCTTATGCCTTCCTTCAGGCCGAAGGAAATAGAGATCGTTCGAGAAGGTAGTCGTAGCCTCCATTACCAACACACTGACAGGAACTGCAGCGGCAAGCATTACGCTCTTTCAGATCTTCACGAAACCAAGGCTGATGCAGTTTCGGCAGGTCTTGCAAAAATTGAAGTCCAGCGCGAAGCCCAAGCAAAGCGTCAGGAATCGATCGACAAGAAAGCTGCAGAGCTTGCAAAACACCAGTAACAACCAGCGCCACGACAGCCTGTCGCAAACTGCCCGATCCTCTCTATGAGAGCGCATCGGGGTGTGATCTGAATCCTGCCGCCAAGCAGCACAGCTTCTATCCAGCGAGACCGGGAGGGACGAACACCGGTCGATGCAGAGATTGGCACCTGCCAGATCACACCCCGATGCAGACTCAATAGGTGGCCACTGCCTTCCCAGTGAGCGAACAACGGAGGGTGACCATCATGGACTAGCCAATAGCTGCCCGACGCCTCACGCGCCCGGCAGGCTTGTACGTAAAGAGGGAAAAGCCCGGTTTCGACTGGGCTTTTTTACGCGCCTTTATTACGTCAGCACTTACCCCGCGCCCATCGGCAACCAGCGGGAGGCATGAGTTTTGACGAATACAGGTGAACCAACCACTGAGGAATCAGAAATGCGCCCAGTAATGACGATGGCCCCTATCTGGAAAGCCAACAAAAAAGTCGGCAATAAAGACCTCCGCGAAGCTCGCTTTCATCAGTGGGGATGCGAGTACGAGGAATTTGAATCCGGGCCCGGCAACTACACCGTTGCAGTGGTTGAGTTTGCTGATGGCTCCATCGGGACGGTGATGCCCGAGTGCATCCGCTTTCTTGATTCAGAGCAGGCCACTGATTCCGCCTAACCCCAAACACTGGAGGTCGCCATGGCCCGCACTTACGAATATTGGACGGTCAAGGATGGCGAAGACATCGCTATCAAACTGACCGTCGCATATTACTCGGCCCGGAAAGGAAATTTCAGTTCGCAAGCCGCCGATCCCGATGAGTACTTCGGCCATTGCGAAATCAATTTGGAGTCGAAAGACGACACCAGCTTCATGACTGAATCCGAGATCGCCTCCATGGAAGAGTGGCTTGTAAGCGAGCATTCCGAGTACTTGGCCGATCAGGACTACTACGACTAACCCGCCACTCTGGAGGCATCCATGGAACACGAAATAGTTGTTGAGGGGTTTGTCCTCCAGGTGGGGGTGACCCATTGCGTGAATGAGCCTGCACGGCCGGGAACGTGGGATAGCGACTGGGATGCCCATGGCTGTCGCGAGCTGGAATTCAAGCTTGTTTCGGGCATCTGCTACGACGAAGACGGCGTGCGGATGGATGTGCCGGAATACGTGCTGCCGGTGCTGGCTCACCAGTACGGCCCACAGATCACCGTGGCGCTGTGGCACGAGATTGACTCGCGCAAGAGCCGAGAGCGGAGGTTTGCAGCATGAGCAGCCAGCACGATTTGGCCGTTGGCATGCTTGAAGGGTATGTCGAGCGGATGATTGATCCTGAGTGCAGCGTCATCGCGGTGAACGCCTCGGCTGGCACTGCCCTTCTGATCTTTCGCACCCTTGGGGTCATTGATTCCAAAGAGGACACTCATTACACCGAACGATTGCGCCGCGCCTATGAGCGCCGGGAAGGGAGAGCCGCATGACCATCGCACCGGTTAAATCGCTGATCGACGAGCAGCTCGACGACATCGAGCGCCGCATCGCCATCCTGGGTTTCGGCCTTCCCTTCAACGAGCTCATCGGCCGCAAGCGTGAGGACCTGGTGCGGGATCTGCCCCAGCGCCTGGCACCGACCATGAAAGGTGGCCGGATTGCGGTGAGGGTCCGACGTTGAAAACCCGCCAGCGCACCCGGCGCCTACTGATCTGGCGCGGCTCCTTCTCTGCCCTCGCCATCTGCACTTTCCTGATGTTGCTCAGCGCCCTCGCTGATCGAATCACTCAATAACCAATACCTTCAAACGCTGCGTGCATCGCGGCAAGGAATCCCCATGTCCGCAGAAACCGATTTGGCTGTAGTGCCACCGAAAGAAACCGCACTGACAGTGTTTAGCACAGCCAATGGGCTTGACCCATGGCTTCAACAGGTCCGGGCGAAGGTCGATGAATTCAACAAAGTGCTGCCAGACCTGACAACCCGCAAGGGCCGTGAGGCTTATGCCTCGATGGCGCACCAGATCGCTAAGTCGAAAACCGCGCTTGAGGCAGTAGGTAAAGAGATTTCAGCCAAGCAAAAGGAAATCCCCAAGCTGATCGACGCTGAGCGCAAGCGCGTATGGGACACGCTTGAGTCGTGGCAGAAGGAAGTTCGCAAGCCATTGGACGACTGGCAGGCCGCCGAAGATGCGCGGGTAGCCAAGCACAATGATGGCATCCAGCAGATCAAGGATATGGCTCTGTTCGGCGAGATGCCGCCGGCGTCCGTGGTTGCCCGTGTAATTACCGACCTTGAAGCCATTGCAATTGACGATAGCTGGGAAGAGTTTCTGGCTGAAGCTGCCCAGGCAAAGGATCAGGCGCTGGCGAAGTTGCGCGCCCTTCTGGCCGAGCGCAACCAGTACGAAGCCGAGCAGTCCGAACTAGTGCGCCTGCGGGCTGAGGCAGAAGCCCAGGCCCAGCGCGACCGCGATGCAGAGATTGCCCGCGTTGCCGCCGAACAAGCCCGACTTCAGGCAGAGCAGCAGGCACAGGCCGAACGTGACGCAGCAGCGCGCCGCGAGCAGGAGTTACTGGACCAAGCCGCAGCCACTCAGCGCGCCGCCGCACAGGCTGCACTGGACGCCGAGGCAGCCGCCGAACGCCAGCGCCTGCAGCTGGAACTACAGGCTGAGCAAGCACGCACAGCAGCGGCTCAGGCAGAAGCAAGCCGTGTTGCCGCTGAACAGCGCGCCGAGCAAGAGCGCATCGCAGCCATTAAGCGCCAGGAGGAAGCGGTAGAGCAGGCACGCATTGCTGAGCAGGCTCGCGCCGACGCTGCTGCCGACGAGATCCTGCGCCAGGCAGAAGCCCGCGAAGCCGACCTTGAGCACAAGAAGTCGATCAACCGAGCAGCCCTGGAAGCTTTCATTGCTGGCGGCATGCCCGAGGCTTGCGCAAAGCAGGCGGTCACCCTGATCGCACAGCGCAAGATTCCAGCCATAACCATTTCCTACTGAGGTCACCATGAGCCAAGCCGTCGCAACAATCACTCAGGACATCTACGGTGCGCGCAATCAGTTCGCCAACGTCCTGACCGACCGCTCGCTGAACTTTGAGCGCGAGGCTGAATTCGCCATTCAGGTGATCACCTCCAGCGAGTACGCCACCAAGATTGCCGTGCAGAATCGGCAGTCAGTGGTCAATGCCATCACCAACATTGCTGCCATTGGTATCAGCTTGAACCCAGCCAAGAAGCAGGCCTATCTGGTTCCGCGCGACGGCAAGATCTGCTTGGACATCAGCTATATCGGCCTGATGGACCTGGCCATGGCTACCGGCGCAATCCGCTGGGCACAGGCCGAGCTTGTCTACACGGCCGATTCATTCGCCCTCAACGGCTTCGACAAGCCGCCGACTCACTCGTACAACCCATTCGCAACGGATCGCGGCGATGTGGTCGGCGTTTATGTGGTGGTCAAGACGGCTGACGGCGACTATCTGACCGAGACGATGAGCATCGACGATGTGAATGCGATTCGGGACCGATCAAGCGCTTGGAAGGCCTGGATCAAAAACCAGAAGTCCTGCCCTTGGGTAACCGACCCGGGCGAGATGATGAAGAAGACCGTCGTAAAGCGCGGCTACAAGTACTGGCCGAAGACGGAGCGACTTGAGCAGGCCATTCACCACCTGAACACCGACGGCGGCGAAGGCCTTGCGTCAATCCAAGGATCCGCACCAACCGATACCGAGATGGTGAATGACTGGATTGATCTGGCGATGCGTGCCGGAAGCCTGGAAGCGCTCGCTGAGGTTTACCACAACGCCACAGCAGCCATGAAACAAGCCAAAGATGCTGCTGGCCACGCCCGCTTCAAGGCGGAGGTGACCAAGCGCAGTGAGGCCCTGAAAGCAGCGGCCGAGCCCATCGAGGGCCAGGCTGAGGAGGTGTTAGATGGAGCAGCGTAGCGCTGAATGGTTTGCGGCCCGACTTGGATGCGTAACAGCCAGCCGGGTCAAGGATGTGATGGCCAGCGGGCGCGGCGGCGCGCCTTCTGCCACTCGCAAAAACTACATGATGGAGCTGCTTTGCGAGCGCCTTACCGGTCAGCAAGGCGGCAGCGACCTTTCGCGCAATGCAGCAGTGCAGCGCGGCGTCGAGCTTGAGCCATTCGCCTGCATGGCCTACGAGGCTGATAAGGGCCTGATGGTGGCTGAGACCGGCCTTGTCATGCACTCGACGATCCAAGGCTTTGGCGCATCCCCTGATGGGCTTGCCGGTGATGATGGCGTGCTTGAGATCAAGTGCCCGAACACTGCGACCCATATCGCGACGATGCAGTCAGGCAAGCATGACCCTCAGTACGAGTGGCAGATGCTTGCCCAGATGGCTTGCACCGGCCGTAAGTGGGCTGACTTCGTGAGCTACGACGACCGCCTGCCCGAGGAACTTCAATACGTCTGTTTCCGGTATGAGTTCGATTTCAAGCGCGCCCGTGAGATGGAAGCCGAAATAAAGGCCTTCCTGGAAGAGCTGGCCGACCTTGAGAAGGAAATGCGGGAGCGGATGAGGAGTAAAGCAGCATGATCAGCATCCTCCATAACGAAGTAGAGCGCCTGCGCCCTGCCCAGGAAGAACTTGCCGCCCAGTTCGCTGAGTTTGTGGCGGCCGGCGGGCGGATTGAGGAAGGCCCGGCCAGCGGCTACATCCCCAAGCCCATCACCTACAGCAGCCAGATGCCGCCTGCGCCCAAGCCTTTTGTTCGGCGCCGGGTTGAGCCTGTATCGCTGACGGAGCCCACCAATACCAAGCTTGAAGAAAGGATCGAGGCACGCAAAAAGCGCGTGGAAAAGGTGATGGAGTTGGCACCTAGCCATACCCAGGGCGAAGTCTCAAAGATGACCGGGATAGGTCGCCGAGCGCTGCTGAATATGTCGATCGAATTCAAGTTCAAGTTCAAAACGTCACCTCGCGGCAGGCATGGCAATCCCGACCACATGAAAGCCCTTGCGGACCGAGACGCCAAACTGGCAGAGCGAATCAAGGCGTTCATGGAAATCGGCATCAGCCGCCGCAAGGTCTGCGGGAAGCTTGGGATCAACACGAAGACCCTGGCCCGAGTTCTCAAAAATCACGCGATTGACTACCCACTGTCGAAGCCAGGCGGCGACCGATTCGCCGCATAGCCCGCACCCAGCAACGCAAACGTCAAACCTGGCTCGCACTGCCGGCCAGCGGAATAGAAGAGGTAGGCCATGGCAGCCGAACAGAAGGAACGTACGGCCAAGCTTGCCGAGAGGCGGCAGGAGCTGGGCGAGCAGGAGTTGCGGCACACAATGCCGTACGGCGCCCGGAAGATGCTCGACGAGTTGATGCGCTGGCATGAGGTCGAGGAAGTCAGCGAGGCGGTGCAACTGCTGGTACTGAATGGGCGGGCCGAAGATCTACCGCCGGCTCCGCCCAAGGTAAAAGGGCCGTCCGACATCATCCGTCACTACTTCCGCCAGGGAATGCGTGACCGGCTGGAAGCGCTCACCGCCGAACTGGGCGAGACGAAGAACCGGGCGACCATATGGCGACTGATCGCATATGCCCACTCGTTGGGTGCGGAGAAGTCCGCCCCTCTATTCGAAATTAAGCCCCACGGCTACGAGATAACAGAAAACGTGGCGCGCAAATTGCGGCAAGCGGGCTTTGCCGAATCGATCCAAATGAACGCCGAAGACGGCGACGAATAACCCACCCTACTCGCTGCATCCGGTAACCGGAGGGCGGCGCTTACCCGAGGAACACCGATGAAAGCCAAGACAATTTCTATCGAGGCTGACGGCCTCAAAATCAAAGGCACTGCCGAACGTATGATTCAGCTGCTCGCGGCTAGCTTGTTTGTGCATGCTCTGCCACCGGCCGCGAATGTTCAGCCGGCAGTGGCGTCAGCCGCTCCTGAGATCGGCCAGACTTGGCCAGGCCAGGGCGGTATCAATGGCGGATTCGTTCAAGCTCGCGGTGACGTCCCAGCGCATTACCTGATCTTCGCCGAAAAAGATGTGGGCAGCCTTGAATGGGGTGGCCGTGGAGTTGAGGTAAAGGGGCTCAGCAAAACCGACGGCTACACCAACACCCAGGTGCTGATTGGTAACGACGACGAGCGCAAGTATCCCGCCGCCGATGCGTGCGCCGAGTACCAGGCCGATGGTCATCATGACTTCTACCTGCCGGCCGCTGCCGAGCTGTACCAGGGGTGGCTGAACTGCCCCGAGGTATTCGCCCAAGACTGCTACTACTGGTCATCCTCGCAGCGCTCAGCCTACGGCGCATTCTACATGCTCTTCGTTGATGGCACTCAGGGCTACTACGCCAAGGGCTACGAGCTCCGTGTCCGCCCCGTCCGCAGATTCTTTATTTAATCCTTCATCCATTCGTTCTTGATCCGGCACACCAGGGCGCACAGCGCCTTTTTTGTTGCCTTCGAAAAGAGGAAGCACCATGTCCGCAGTTGAGAAAGCAGCGCCAGCAGCAACCATCCCGGCAATCGGCCAGGCCTACGGCGGCGGCTTCGTCACCGGCATTACCCGCGACCCATCCACCGGCAAGCGCTCCCTGCACATCAGCTCCGGGGCGGCGCATGAACTGGTCGGCAAGTGGGGCGAGTACGGCGTCAAGATCGAAGGTGCCGACAGCTTCACCGACAGCTTGGCCAACACCCAGGCCATGGCGGCGGCGGGCAGCGAGATTGCAGCGAAGGTGCTGGCCCTGAGCATTGGCGGTTACAACGACTGGGCGATCCCGGCGCGCGATGTGCAGGAGCTGCAGTACCGCCACTTCAAGCCGACCACCGAAGAGAACTGGGCGAGCTCGCGCAATGGCGACAACCCAAACAGCGAGCCTGTAGGCCTGCTGTACAGCGAAGAAGACCCGGCGCAGACCCTCCACGCCGTGTTCCAGGAAGGCGGTGCTGAAGCGTTCCGCGACACCTGGTACTGGTCGAGTTCGCAGCGCTCAGCCTACGGCGCATTCGGCCTGGACTTCGATGCTGGCAGTCAGGACACCACCGGCAAGGGCGGCGAGCTCCGTGTCCGCCCCGTCCGCAGCGAGCTTATTGATTAATTCGCTTATTTAATCCGGCCGCTTGCGGCCGGTTGCTCTTGGAGAGCGAGCCACATGGCAATGCATACGGAACTTGCGATCTACAAGGCTTCGATGGGCCTGCTGCATATGGCCACAACGATGACCCGGAACATCCCCCGCGACCTGAAGCAGTCACTCGGCAAGCGAGTGATCGACGAATGCATCGAAGTGCTGATGCTAATTGCCCGGGCCAACGCAACCCAGGACAAGCGGCCACACCTCACCTTGCTGGTCGAGAAGGTGCAAGTGGTCGAGTTCCTGATGCGACTCTTCAAAGACAACCGCTTCATCAGCATTCCGCAACACGCCCAGGCAATTGAGGTAACGGCCTCAATAGGCAAGCAAGCAAACGCCTGGAAACGCTCCACCCCAACCGCGCCCGCTACCTGAAGGTTACGGCTTTCTGGTCTGTGCGAATTGAATCTGGTCGTGCCGCTGACCCTTGGGTCACCGCCATGCGCACAAGAGATACCGCCGGTCTAAAGCGACCGGGCAGGTCTTGCGCAGTTTCCTTGCTGATCGGCTTTGCCTTCGGCCTGGCGACGTAGATAGCACGATAGGTCGCAGCGCTCAGCCAACAACGCATTCAACATGAACTTCGATGATGGCAATCAGAACAACAACGACAAGAACAACGAGCTCCGTGTCCGCCCCGTCCGCAGATTCGACTTTGGGCCCCTACCCGTTTCAGGATCTGGTGCAGGCCTATTACGACTGCCGGCGCACCAAGCGCAACAGCGACAGCGCGCTGGCTTTCGAGATCGACCTGGAGCGGAACCTGATCCAACTGCACGACGACCTGATTGCCGGCACATACCGGCCAGGCCGATCTATCTGTTTCGTGGTCACCCGACCGAAAGCCCGGGAAGTCTGGGCAGCAGCCTTTCGGGACCGCGTCGTCCACCACCTCATGTACAACCATGTGGCACCGCGCTTCTACGCCAGATTCATAGCGGACAGTTGCGCATGCATTCCAGGGCGCGGCACGCTGTACGCCGCCACACGGCTTGAGTCGAAGATCCGCAGCGCCTCGCAGAACTGGTCGAAACCGATCTTCTACCTGAAGTGCGACCTGGCAAACTTCTTCGTCGCCATCGACAAGGCCGTGCTGCGCAAGCAACTGGAGGCCAAGATCACCGAACCCTGGTGGCTGGCCCTAGCCACGCAGATCCTCATGCACGACCCGCGTGAGGATTACGAGATCCGCAGCCCGGCGCACCTGTTCAACCGGGTGCCGCAGCACAAGCGCCTGGTTGCGCAGCCCGCTCACCTCGGCCTGCCGATCGGCAACCTGTCGTCGCAGTTCTTCGCGAACGTCTACCTCGACGCCCTGGACCAGTTCGCCAAGCACCAGCTGCGGGCCAAGCACTACATCCGGTACGTCGATGACTTCGTGTTCCTGCATGAGTCACCGCAGCAACTCAACCAGTGGCTGGTCGAGGTTGAAGCGTTCCTGCCAAGGCTCGGCGCTAAGCTGAACCCCACTAAGACGATTCTGCAACCCGTGGATCGGGGCGTCGACTTCGTTGGTCACGTCATCAAGCCCTGGCGGCGAACCACCCGCAAACGATCCCTGGCCCAGGCGCTGAAGCGAACAGCCGCGGCGCCCGCCGAGGATCTGCGCGAGACCGCAAACAGCTACTTCGGCCTGCTCAGCCAGGCCAGCCACAGCGAGAAAGACAGGGCAGCACTGGCTCGCGTCGTGTTGAAGCGCGGCAACAGCGTCAATGCGGCGCTGACCAAGACATTCCTGAAGAAGTAACCCACCAACTCCACCGCCAGGGCATGGCCCGGCAAGGCTACTCCTATGGTCCGCCAATACAGTTTCGAAGATCTGATGAAGCGTCTGACCAGTGACAAGGTGACCGTCATCAAAGACAAACGAGGCAATTTTGTGTTTATGCCGGTTGCCTACAGAGGCCGTCGGTTGTGATTTCTGATTATTTGGAGGTGGGTCATGAGTGAAGTTCAACGGTACTACGTTGGGAAATATGGGCTGGTCGAGGGCCAGGCCCTGGGGCGGCTCAGTGTTGTGCTGGCCGCCGACTTCGATAAAGCAAACCGCTTGTTTCTGGATGCTGCCGAACGCTGCATTGCATCGGAGCGCCGGGAGAAGGAACTGCAAGCCCTGCTGACCGCAGCGGATGAGCGGGCGGATGTGCTGGAGGGGTTGTTGCGAGAGGTGCTAATTGAGCTGCCATTCTATCGCTACAGGTTCCGCATTCAGGCAGTGCTAGAGCCATTGGAGGCCTCTTTAGAAGGGCCACACCTTATCCTCGATATGTGCGGAATTCCGATCCCCGCCAGCGATTTTATGAAAGCCCTGGGCATCACCTACCAGCTCGCAGTTCCCCAATCCATGACTGACACCTGGTGGTTCTTCAACTGCGACAACATGAGCGATGCCACGCCTTCACGCCTTCGCGTTCTGGATAGGACCGCCCAGCAGTGCGTTGGCTGGGGCCTTAGCCAGCAGATGGCGGACGAAATCAAGGCGTGGCGCAAGTTGCCGCTCAAGCCAGTGAACTTGAGCGTGTCGATCAAACCAGCAGAGGGTGGTGGCGATGAACTGGTTTAAGCGCCTGTTTTTAGCTGAGTCTACAGCTCCGGCGCAGACAGGTATTGAGCAATCAGGGCTGGAGGTCACCAAATTCTGCGGAATGACTATCCAGAATTTCGTGCGCGGTGAATGGGTGATCGCCGGTCCATTTCCCTGCGGACAACCCGACTGCAAGACGTGCAACCCGATGACGCCCCAACGCGCCGCCAAAATTAACGAACGGTTTTTCAGGGAGAGGGGATAGATCATGACCAAGGCGTATGAGAACCAGCGGGAGCTGGACAAGGTTCTCCGCAGCCATCGTCGGTGGTGCGCGGGTCGGTACGGAGGTAAACGGGCGAACTTCAAAAACTGCTATTTCGAGGGCGTAACCCTGCACAACGTGGACTTGCGCAAGGTGGATACGTCCGGGATGGCCTTATTCAACGTGACGTTCTACCGCGTGAACTTCCCTGTCCAGCACATTTCTTTTAACCCTGATCTTCGCGTGAACAACTGCATGTACGTGCCTGGTTGGGATGTATGAGCGAAGAACTAAAGAAAGCAATAGCCCTGCTGGAATCGATAAAAAAACAGATCTTGGAAGATCATGATCGCGAGGTCTATTTTGCGACGAACATGGTTATTAAAACACTTCCTGAAATTAACCGCCTGTTGCGCGAGATTAAACCATGACCACCAACCAAACGATTGACGGCGTCTCGCGAAAGTCTCTTGAGCAGGCGCTGAAGCTGGCCGCAGTGTTCGATGATGGCGGCGATGGGGCGGACGCGGAAAGCGCTCGCGGCGTTATCTGGATACTGCGCGCCCTACTGGATGCGGAGCCGGCACCTTGCGCAAAATCGCAAGCTGAAGGCAAGCGCGAGCGTTTCCAGAAGTGGGTTATGGCAACCAAACACCCGGTCTACGGCTTCCTCGATGGTCGCTCCCTGGCCCGTGGAGACGACCGCACCGGTTACGCCGACGAGTATGTGCAGGGCCTGTGGGTTGCTTATCTGGAGTTCGGCGCCGAGCAGCCCGCGCCGGTAGCGGTGGTTCCCGATGGCTACTGCATCATGCCCCGCCAACTTACCGCTGAGAATGGCGCCAAAGCCTTGCTGCTCGGCGAGTTCAAGCTGCTGGTCACCAAAGAATGCCCTGAGTGCTGCGAGCTTGAAGAGCCAGTCGAAGGCTGCTCAATATGCGACGGTGAAGGCGAGTACGGGCAGAAACACACCATCCCGTGGGATCAGATCAAATTCATCTACAGCAAGGCCGTATCGGGCCTGGCCATGAAGGCTGAGTCAGCCAAAACCTGACAGGAGTACATCCGTACTCCACCCGCAAAACCTGTAACCCCTCCCCCTTCAAAGTCAGCCGCTATAGCGGCAAGGAACCCGGCATGCCTGAAGAAAGCCAAGTCGCTACGCCTCTACAGGTGGAGCGGTCGACAGTAACGAAGCTGGTGATCACCGGCGCACCGAGTCTCGACCCGATCACCGTCTTCCTTGAAGACCTGGCACCGTGCAAGGGCAAGATCACCGTTAGCTGCTGGGGAAAGAGCTGGACCGCCTACTGGGGTGGCATGTGGGATGGCCTGAGCATCGGGCAGTTTTTCTGCGAGTTGAACACCGGCTACATCATCGGCTACTTCGATCAGGCGATGAGCTCTCGGCAGTTCAGCGCTGAGGCGCTGGCCGACAAAGTTCGTCGAGAAATCCTGCAGATGCGAAGGTCTCGTGATCTCGACGAATCCGATGCCCGAGATCTGTATGACGAGGCGGAGGACATCCGATACGTGAACTCCATGGACTCCCTTGGCGGCTCACACTATCAGCTGATGCAGCAGGTTCTTGGTGATGAGTGGTGGCATCTAAGCGCGGATGCGACAGAGCCAAATCCGGACTGGGATTATCTCGAACGAATCATTCATGCAGTGCAACAGGCACTCCGCCTGGAACAACAGCGGGTGACGCCATGACCCTACGCCAGCAGATCACCACCTACATGAGCGGCGCCGGCGGCTCCCGCGACAACTGGTTCTGCACTTGGTGGTTCCGCTTCCACATCGAGCCGTTCACTACCAAGCAGGTTCGTCGGGAACTGGAGCTGATGAAGCGCGAAGGCCTGGTTGATTCGGACCACAGCCAGAGCAACAACACTAAGTGGCGGCTCACCAAATACAAACCTGATGGGGTGACGCCATGAAGACGCACTTCTTTGCAGGGCCTGGGTCGGGCGACATCGAGCGGGCACCTTGCGGAACCTGGCTAGGCGAGGGATCGGGGCTTTCTGGAATGTGGGAGCGAGTGGATTGCCGCCGTTGCCAGTCCCTCAAAGAAAAAATCATTGATACGGCCTCGACCGAAGAGCGCGCCATTGTCGAGCAGATGGGCGACATGGCGGCATTCATGCGGGCGGAAGACGGAAAGCAAGGGGTGACGCCATGATCGCCACCCTCTGGTTCGCCTACGTCTTCATCTACCGGATGCCTGGATAATGGCGTGCTACCGGATCTACGACAAGAACCGAAAGCCTACCGGGCACCTATGCGGAGACCTTGGCCCGCACTGCGCTGAATGCGGTGACGTTGGAACACAGCTTTGTGATTACCCGGTTGGCGACGGAAAGACCTGCGACAGACCGGTCTGTGAGTTCCACGCCACCGAGGTCGCGCCGAACGTCGACTACTGCCAAGCACACCATGCCGAATGGAAAGCCTTCCGTGATGCCGGTGGCGTGAAGCGCGAACTCGAAAACGTCGTCCCGTTCAAGGGCGTCTAACCCCACCCCCCCCTACATGCCTGCCGGTGAGCGGCGGGCGGAGCTATGCCATGAGCGTATATCAGCGCTACTTCCGAATCACCCAAGGCCCGATGGTTGACGAGATCGATCGCCTGTTCGAGCTGCGTATTGCCGCCGGCAAGCTCTACGATGAGCTGGCTGTGAAGCACGGCGCCACCGGTTCGAAAAATTACGACCGCGCCGGCACCTTTGCTGGCTTCACCTTCGCAACTACGCCCGATCAGGACATCTACCGCCACGACAAGAAGACGCGCCTGTGGGTGCCTCGCAAGAACACGCCAGCGGGCAAAGCAATCTGGGCCAACATCAAATCGCTGCCAACCCCGGCACCCATCGAGCACGCGCTGCGCCTGGTCGACTTGGAGCCAGGGCTGCCGATGCTCACCGATGCAGGAAAATGGTACGCACCAACCCTGCGGGGCTACGGGGCTCCGCGCAACATCTGGTTTGTCAGCGTCCCTTGGAAGGATGTCGATCCGGATGAACTGGAGCAGTACAAGGCGATCAAGGCGGCCAAGACCGGTTTCGACCGTGACCTGGATGCTCTGCTATGGGAGGCCCCGGCCGACTGGACCGAGGTGAAGCGCTGGCAGGTCGAAAAGGAAGCGGATGAGATTTCCGACCTGATGAAATCAAAACCTCAGTAACCCACCTTCTGCCGCCCAGCGCGGCAAGGACACCCCATGTACGCAACGAAACTCACCCTGCTCTTGACAGCCATCGTGTTGTACGTGGCGGGGTCCACCTTCTGGTTTTTCTGGCAGGTGCCGGAGCTGCTCTCCACCGGTACCGAACAAACCCTGGTCGTAGCATTCGCCGGCTCCGTCGCCTGGGCGCTGCTCACCTTCAGTTTCATCATCCACATCATCAAGACAGCGCGGCCTACAGCTGGCGTAAGGAGAGAGTCATGAACAGAGCAGAAAACATTGATCGCTTCCTGCGCCTCGACGAGGTGCTTCACACCACCGGCCTGGGCCGTAACACGGTTTATCGTCGCATCAGGGAAGGCACCTTCCCAAAACAGGTTAGAATAGGCCCAAACTCGGTCGCCTGGCGCCAGTCAGTCATTGCTGAATGGATGGCTGCAACAACCCCCAGCGAAGACCAATCAGTACATTGATCAGTACACCAGCAAACGAAACCCTCATACACCCCGCCAAAATCAAGCCTTACAGGTCATACCGTGGAAATTTTCAAAGAGTTCACATTCGAGTCCGCCCACCGCTTGCCTCACGTCCCCGAAGGCCATAAGTGCGGGCGCCTGCATGGTCACTCCTTCAAGGTGGCCATCCACCTGAGCGGCGACCTTGACCCGCATACCGGCTGGATCCGTGACTTTTCGGAGATCAAGGCGATTTTCAAGCCGCTCTATGAGCGCCTCGACCACAACTACCTCAACGACATCCCCGGCCTGGAGAACCCGACCAGCGAAGTGCTGGCCAAGTGGATCTGGAACGAGTTGAAGCCCTTGCTGCCGGAACTCAGCGCCATTCGTATCCACGAGACCTGCACCAGTGGCTGTATTTATCGCGGTGAGTAA